GGGGGGGGGGGGGGAGGGGCGGGAGGGGCGGCCTTCTTCCCCTCGGACTTGGCAACGGCTGCGATGCGCTCCTTGCGCTTCTGGTCTGCCAGCATGGCAGCCTGACCACTGGGGTCCAGGGCCGGGAGGATCTCCTCGACAGTGTCCCCCGACACCGCAGAGACCCCCGCCTTGTTCTTGGGGGCCAGCACCGAACGGGGGGCGGTGTCGAGCTTGTTGATCGCCTGGGACACGGAGTTGGAGTTCTCGACCGTGGCCTTGCGCTTCGCCGGGGTCTTGATGCCACCGACCACCTGGGCCTCCTGTGCATCCACAGAGGTGCCCAGGTTCCGCACCGAGGGCTTCACGCCCCGAATGCCCTCGGAACCGATCACGGTGCCATCGTCGAGCGCCTTCATCGTGGTGCTTCCGTCCAGCGTGAACGCAGTCTTCACGCTGGACTTCACCCGACCGACAAGCTCCCCTTCCGAAGCGGCCCCCGCGCTGTCACCCCGGGGCACCGCTGCCACCTTTCGGGTGGCGGACCCGACCGAGCGGCCATCACCCTCGGTGTCCTTGACCAGGGACGGGTTGAACGCCTTGGTCTCCATCCGAACCCCGTCCGTGGTGGTCGCAGAGGGCTTCCGAGTTGCTGGGGCGATGTACGTCTCGTCACGCTGGACTTCGGTGGACGCCGCTGCCGACCCTGCCTTCGCCCCACGCACCTTCACGTTGGCGGACTTGGCCACGTAGTCCCCGACGTTGGCCCCTACAAGACACAACCACTCGGCCTTGATGGCCGAACGGAGTTCTGGATACGAGTGAGACACGCCATCCATCTTCAGGGTGGTGCCGTCGAACTGGACCGTACTGTCCTTCTTGAGATCATGTGAGAGTCTCCCAAGGTGGAACCCGACCTTGGCTCGAAACTCCTGGAACACACCCACAGTGAACTGAATGTCTGACATACCCGTGACTCCTTTGGTCCCAACGCACCCGTTTTCATTCTATAGGGCCGTGGGGGGGAAGGGACGCACGACGCCCACCCTGGAGCAACCCTACCAATGAAAATCGGATTCATCTTCTTGTTTGCAGCCCTCCTTCTTGGGTGCGGGGGCGACGTGCCTCCAGTCCTGGACGCCACCCTCCTCGACGCCGATGATGCGACTGACGCCTCTTCTACGGAGGATGCCCTCCCCGACGCAGGTGCGCCAGAGGACAGCAACCCCCTCCACGACATGGACACTCGCTGAGCAACATGCGGAGCTTCAACATGGACATCCCCCAGATGATTCGTACAGCGGCGGCTCTCCCCAAGGGGAGTGACGAGCGCAGAGTCCTCATCTCTGCCATCAAGGTGGCGGTATCCCCCGACACCGAGGACTTCGTGGAGTGGGTGCTTGCCACACAGTCCCCCATGACTGAAGCTCAGGTCACCCGCTACCTGGAGGCCAAGCTCGGACGTATCCCCACGGCAGCCCCGGCGGCTGGAACGTCAGGGCGACGCACGGGTCCGCTGGACATCGGTGAGAAGGTTCTCATTGACAAGACCAAGAACACCAACACCCTGAACGGGGACGCCTGCGAGCGGTACCACAACCGGGTGGCCCAGATCGCGGAGAAGACCCCGACCGGCCTCGTGGTCCAGTTCTTCGAGGGCAACAACGACATCCCGTCGGACACCCTGACCCAGGAGAAGCAGTTCTTCGACGGGTTCACGTCGGGTCAGAAGACAGGGCTCTATCGCTGGACCCCCCGCTCGGACTACCAGGACAAGAACGTCGACAAGAAGCTCCTGTTCGAGGCTGTGTACCTTCGCGGCGGCACAGGTGTGGACACTCGTCGCATGGATGAGATCGAATCCTACGTGAACAAGGGCGTCCTCCAGGGCGAGTCCCGGAGCGCGGTGTACTTCACGGGTGTGGTGGGCCGGTTCGCGGAGAACCAGCAGGGAGAGGTGTACTTCACCCTCTCGTCCATGCAGCGAGACACCCCGACGACGCTCAACCCCAAGAAGGGGAAGCTCCTGTACATCGGCATCGCGGGCAAGCGACCCGGAGGCTGGATGGCAGAAGCGGTCTCCCTTGGTCTCCGCACTCCCTGACCCCCCTCCCCCAAGTAATCCACTCCGGTAGGCGTGCTATGTCCCACCAAGGGCATGAGCAACGTCATCCTCGCAATTGGTGCAACTCAGGCCGCAGCACGGGCCGCAATCGGGGCGGCGGCCTCGGGCGGGTCGGTTTCTGGAACTACATAGGCTTGGTGAGCGTCGGCAAATGTGCCGAGTGGTTACGCCCTGTGGTGGGCGTAACCCCAACATGACTACCCCAAAGCTCCCAGGTCCGTCTCTCATCACCGTGCAGGAGTGCTTCCCTGACCCCCGTGGTAGGCGGTGGATCCTCCTTGGGGAGGTGGAGGGCCGGTACATCCAGCCTGGGACTGTGCTGTCGGATGACAAGGGGGGGACGGTGACTATGCTTGGTCACTGCCACATGAAGATGACCTCAGGGCAGTCCAAGTGGGGGTGGGTTGTGGATCAGGAAGTTCCCGTAGGGACGACCCTACGGGAGGACTCCGATGACTGAAGGCCGATGTCTCAGGTGCGCTGCACCGGGTCGCGGACGGCCCAGGCGAGCGCGGGACGGACGGCGAGGGTCGTCGGGTCTTGGGCGATGCCCACAAACCCCCCGAGGAACTCCATGTCGATCATCTCCCCGTAGTACTTCCACTTCCACGGCACCCGAGTCATCCCCATGGGGAATGCGCTCGTCGAGGGGCCGTGAAAGCGACTCACACTCGTGTCGAAGTACGGGTTGGGGAGGGGGGTGTCGACCCAGGACACCCCGTTGTAACCCTGCGTGTGATAGGCGAACAGGTTGTTCACCCAGCCGTTGACGTACGGCCCGCCCGACCCGTCGTCAGTCTTGTACATCCCCCTCCAGAACGCCGTGTCGACACTACCCTTGGACGCTGCCAAGAACTGGTCAAGAACCGGGAGGAGCGAGGGCATCCACCACTCAAGGCCGTACTCCCCCATGGCTGCGGCACGGTCGCGGATAGACTGCCAGTCCGCGGTGGTGCCGAGGAGGGTGATCTCCGGGATGCCACACATGGTGGTGCCCTGGTAGTCGAAAAACTCCTTCATCGCGCCCATCAGCACGATCTCGGACGCGGCGAGCTCCACGGGGCCCGTCGTGCTGAAGTTACCAACCACAAGGTTTCGCTGCTTGGGCCCAATGTTTTGGGCGATGGCCTCGGAGAAGGCCGAGAGGCCCATCCCCCAGGGGTTGGTGCGGTCGCCCCTCTCAAACCCGGGGAGCTCCACCTCAAGGAGCTTCTTGCCTTCGTGCCCCACGAATCGGGCACGAAGGGTCTCGGCGTTCTCGTTGACGTGGGTCGCGAACCCTTGGGCGATGGTCGTCCAAACATCGTCCGGGCTCAGGACCAGAGGGTAGTGGTCCGCGTAGGCCGCGTGCATCGCCCCGATGAAGGGGTTCATGAACACGGGGTACAAAGGGTGGGCGGTGTTCACCCCACACCCCTGTACCCCGTGTTCCTTCGCACGGATGAACAGGTCATCCAAGGACTTGGCCAAGATCCTGATGCCTACCTGCTCCGTCTCCACGGCGGAAACCTTGAACGTGACGCCCGGATTGCTTTCGCTGCTACTCATGGGGCGTATTACGCCCCCCCAGGCACTTGACCTACAGAAGGTCTGCGAGGGCCTTCGGGTCGTTGCCGTACAGCGCCTTCACCCGCTCCACCCAGGCGTGGTTCTTGACCTTGAAATAGTGGGGCTGATACCCGTTCTTGAGGGGAGCCCCACGGCAGACCACTCCCTCGAACGGCATCCCCTCCAGGGTTCCGGTACGCACCGAGTTGAGGAAGTCCTCGGTGGGGTTCCCTGTGTAGAGGACCGGGGGGATGTCCACCTTGCCTGCGAACATCTTGAGGAAGTCCCGCGCAAGAGGGATGCCCCTCTTGAACACGTCGATGTCCAGGAGGGTGACCGTGATCGTCGGGTCCGTGAGGTCGTGCTGTCCCGCGAAGGACCGCTCGCCCCAGAACTCGAAGTAGCATGTGACATCGAAGAGCCTTGCATCCCTGAAGATGCGCCCGAGGTCGTCACCGTACTTGTCGAGGATCATCCCGGGAGCGCGCCCCATCACGGGGTGGTCTTCCCCCAGGAGGACTTTGCGGCTCCCGAACTTGTGGAGCCCCTTCTTGCGCTCATACTCGCACCGGATGTTGTTCCCGTCGAGCTTCCCGAACGCGGTGATGGGCTGGTGGATGATCTTGCCGTCGAACGAGGCGTATTGCTTCACGCCCGACGTTACGCCCCACTCAACTCCATCCCCACAGGAGAAGCCACGTCGGTTCCCTAACCGGGAGTCCCATTTCCTCACACGAGGTGCGGAAGACCCGACGGTGCTCGGCCTCGTCCCCCTTCTTGAACGAGTCCAGGGGAGCGACGGACCGATCATCGGTCCAACCTCCCCCCTCGCTGGCCACCCATTGGTGAGTCCCGCGCACCCACATGTAGTGGACGGCCCCGTCGCTCTCGGCGCCGTGGGCCAGATGCGGATGCGAGGACTCGTCCATGTAGATGATGTCCTTGCGCGTGGCGCCCTCCAATTCCTTGAGGGAGAAGACCGCGCCAAACACAACTCGTACTGACATGTGCATTCCCATGGTGGCTGGGTTACGCCAACCACCATGGGAAGCTGGCCGACTAGCCCACGATCTCGTAGTTCCCAGAGAGGTACTCCCGAAGGGTGAACTTCTGCCCCGAGGCATGGTGGGTGACGATCTCGTCGGTCATCCTCACGGTCCAGGTCTTGTCCGACCGTTCCCCCGTCCCCACCTGACCCTTCCGGTCCTTGGACCGTTGCGCGTGCTCACGCTCCTTTTGGGCCTGCCAAAGGCGGGAGCGCAGCATGGCCAGAGCATTGGCCTTGTTCTGAGTCTGTGACCGCTCGCTCTCACAGTGAACGACCACACCCGTCGGGAGATGAGTCAGGTCCACCGATGAGTTGGTCACGTTACGATTTTGGCCGCCTGCCCCCGAGCCACGGGTGAATTTCCAGTCCAGGTCACCGGGGTGGATGACCAACTGTGTGGGCGTAGGTTCCACCATGATTGCCACGGTCACAGTGGACGAGTGGACTCGCCCCTTCTTGTCGTTGGGGGCAATCCGTTGGTACCGATGCCCACCGGCATCATGCTGAAAGGCGTATGCCGCCGACGCGCCTGTGACGCGGAGGGTGATGGACCCCTCCGTTGCGTCTACAATCGTGGCGTCAAAGACACTTCCGCTGCGCCCGTGCCGCGAACACACCGCACTGAACACGAACCAGATCCTTGGCGTCCGCGCCGCCCTCACCCGCTCGAATCTCGATGATGACCGTCTCCATGATGGACCTCTTACCCCGTGTTACACCACAGGGTGGCAGGAGACTCGCAGAATTTGGATCGGTTGTCAATCATGGCGTAACCCACCCATGAAGTTCGACGACATCCAAGACCCCAACTGCGACCGCTGTGGCGCCAAGCACATCGTGGGGTGGACCGCCATGTGTGATGTGAAAACCGGCGACGTGAAGGAGGTGATCTGCTCCGTGTGCAAAGACAACGAGACCCTGAACGACTGGTCGAAGGACCGCCGCCTCTACTCCAGCACCACGCTCACTGCGGCCATGAACTGCTACGACGGTCGCCGGGGCCGTCCCGGGGAGACGGTGGACTCCCGGTGGTTCGAGATCAACTCGGCCAGCAACCGGGTGCAACAGCACGTCAAGGAGAACTTCGAGCCGTCGGTGTGGTTCGGCCACGCGGGACAGCCCTTCACCCGGACCCCCGACAAGGACGGTTTCGGCCACACGGCGGGCATGGGGAAGGGGCGGGCGATGATGCCCCTCGTCCACAAGTCCAAGCACTCGCACCTGACCTCGGGGAAGATCGTCGAAGGGGAGCTCACCTACGTCGTCAACACATGGTGTACGGCGGGTCGGGCGCTCATCGAGGTCGAGAGCGACAAGGCGCGGATCACCCTCATCACCGAGGACGGGTCGATGCGACTCTGCATGGGCATCCAGGGCATCGACGCGACGGTGGACGAGGCCATTGAGCTCCTGGGACGTGCAGAGTCCGCATGGGTCGCCGGGGCCTTCGACCTCACCAATGGCACCACCAAGCTCGACCCCGCCCCGTAGGACCGCGAACCCCTGTGTGAATGGGCTCAGCGAGTCACCACTGGCGTCAGGAACCACAACACCCAAACGGCGCCGCCCCCCAGCAAAAGGGGTCGGGTGGTGGGGCCGAGGCAGCGATCAGCGACCTAACAGGGTGGGCCTCCCGACCCTACGAGGGTGTGGAATGTCCAACTTCACCAGCCAACGGTCCACCGTGGCCCCGCCCACACCCAACAGGGCCGCGATGCGACGGATGGGGAGCCCCTGCGAGGCCAACTCCCGAAGCCGTTCCGGGGTGGCCCTCTGTCGCACATCATAGTGTGGACCCTGGAACCCGAACCCCTGGAGCTTGTAGGCCATGCACTCCGGGACGTGGGGGCGGACCAACTCCAGAAACCTGTGGGCGGTGTCCTCCCGCTCCATGTGGAACTCTCCGGTGGTGCCCCGTTTCAGTTGCCAGCGTGGATGAAGGCCGAACTTCTCGAAGATGGAGAGCGCCACCAGACGGCTGGGTTCATCAGCCCCGAAGGTGATGCCCGGCCACCATCCGGCATACCCGTCGTCCAAGTACCAGATGGCCAGGGCGAAGTCGTCCACCATGTCCACCACGGCGGGGACCAACCTTTTCCAGCCTTTGTCACGGGCCGCGTAGAACAGATCCCGCCACGGGACCAGTACCTCGTGAGCCTTGGTGGTTAGACGTACCTGCGTGAACCCACGCTTGTCTGGCACGTCCGTGACAGGGCCAGCCCATGCCCCCCAAAGGTCGGCCTTCCACTCCAAGTAGGTGCGCTGCGCCCCACAGTGGCTCTCGCTGTAGTGGGCTGCATGGGTGCGGTGGACGATGCGACCGTCCCCCAGCATGGAACCCACCAAGAGAGACTTCAGCCTCCCCTCGATGGGGAGAACGTCGTGCCGCTCCCAGCGGGCCACAGTTTCAATGCCGTACCTGCGACGCCAGGACTGAACCCGGTGATTGGTGCCACCAAGGAGTGACGCGATGGCGTCATCCGTGAGCTTCTCACCATGAACCAGACGGCGAAGTTCCTCGGCGGATACAGGACAGGGGATGGGTTTCATGGGGTGCAGCGTAGCCGGTAATGCTCCGTTATGCAACCCACTAGGCGCCAAATGGCGTGAGTCCCGAACCCCTTTCGGGGCCGGGACTCACTTGGTTGTCACTGGGAGGGTCTGGAAGACCCAGAATCAGGGCGGTTCAGCGATCAGCGAGTGATCGTGAGGCGGACCAACCCGCGGGGGTTGTAGGCGCCAATGCCCAAATTCTCGAACACCGAGAAGCCGATGGTGCGAGCCTTGGGGTCGTCAGCCGAGAGGACCGTGAGCTCGGTACGGACGGGGATGCGGCCGAACATCTCGGGCTCGCAACACACGTAGACCGTGCCAGCCGGGACGAGACGCGAGGTGATGACCGTTGCGCCCCAGAGCGTGGCCTGGAGGCCCGTCTTGAGCAGGGTCGCCTGCGACTCGATGTCGAGGATGTCGCGACCGAACTTCCGCACGTCGGCGTAGTCGCGGGCGTTCATGTACACGCGGGCGACCCGGAGGTCGTGGCGCTCGATCTCCGCGAAGGCATCCGCAAGGACGGCTCCGTTGAGGGGGGCGACCACAGGGATGTCCGGGTTGGTGCCGCCGGGGATGCTGTCGAAGCCGTTGATCGCGATGGCGTCGAGGATCGCGAATACGCGCTCGTCCTCCGCGGCCTGGATCATCGCACGGGCCAGATCCTGGGCGCGCTCGATCAGGTCGAACCGACGCTCCTTGATCTGGGTGAGGGGGATCTCCGGGTTCGATGCGATCTCGAACAGAGGGAAGATCACGCGGCGGGGCTTGGTGATGGCGAGGATGTTCTCCCCCTCCTCACCCACCACGTACGCGGTCACGTCCGGGTCCTTGTCGTAGATCGGAAGGGCGCCGTCCGGGAGCTCTTCCACGAGGAAGGTCTTGCGACCCACGCTCATGTAGTCGCGACGGGTGCGGAGCGGCTGCGTCATGGACGCAGCGAGCTTGGCGCGACCGGAGGCGGTCTTGATGTGGTCACCGATGATCTTCTGCTTGATCGCGGTGCTGACGTTGGGTGTGCTCATGTTCGTGTTCCTCTTCCTCTTGATCAGACGCGCTGGTCGAACACGATCTCGTTCATGGTCGAGTCGGGTGCCATCTTGAGGATGCCGAAGGTGGTGGCGGTGAGGCCGTTGACACCTTCGAGCGAGTTGAACGCCGCACCTGCGTCCACGGGGTCCAGGGCCACGCCCGTGTAGACCATCGAGGGCATGAGCCAGCCGTTCTGCGAGGCCACGAGCTTCATGCCCGCGACGTAGGTGAGCGCCGTGCCTGCCACGGTGCCGCCGTTGGTGGTCACCAGGAGGTTGGTCTCGAAGAGACGCGAACCGTAGGTGCCCATGCCCGAGACGTACGGACCCTTGCCCGACGCCGACGCGGGGAGGTTCTCGTAGGGGTTGCCCGCGGCGTTGTTGATGAAGCAGCCCACCGGGAGGACCTGCGTCACCGATGCGGGAAGGACCATCGCGGTCTTGGTGGGACCGCCGACGAAGTTGCTGCCAGCGTCGGGGCGCGTGAACGCCACCGAGCCCGAGAGCACACCGAAGGTCTCGGTGAGCGCGCCCGGCGAAGTGGAAACCGTGCCAGCCGTGGTGATGATGGGAGGGTTGGTCTGGGTGAAGCTGTCATCGGTGAGGACCCCGACGGTGTTTCGCACACCGACGTAGAGGATCCGCAGAGCCGACGAAGACTCCGTCCAGCCACCACTCGCCTGTCCAGTCAAACCTGCCATGATAGGCTCCGATCTGACCCCTGTTCACAGGGGAGGGAGGTGACCCTCGTGATCCACCAGCACCATGCTAGAGGGGACACGAGTTCTGAGGACCAAACTTGGTCCTTGTACCCTTGGGGTCTGGTATTGAACGGAAAACGAGAGGGCCCCCAAGATTTCTCTTGGGGGCCCTCTTTTCACTCAGCCGTGATGACTCGGATCAGGGCTTGTTCGTACCGAAGATCTCGGACACGTCGGGGGCCGAGGCCCAGAGCTTCGACAGGTCGTTCACCTCGGAAGACGATGCGACCTTGGCGACGGTGCCCAGGGTCTTGACGCCAGTGGAGGCGCGACGGGGCTGCGGACGAACCGCGGCCTGCTTCGCCTCCTTGGCGGGCTCCTCCTCCTCCTCGGCCTCCTTGGCGGGCTCCTCCTCCTCAGCGGCGAGGTGCATCCCGTAGAGAACGGACAGGTCGTCCGTGTCGCTCAGGTCACTCACGTCGTCCATCCCGAGGCCGTCGAGCATGGGGTCATCGCCCATGTCGTCCACCATGAAGTCGTCCGCCGCCTTCTCGTCCGCAGGCTCCTCGGACTCCTCCGCGATGAGGGCCGCAAGGGTCTCCTTCAGGTCGGACGACAGGAACTCGCCCGCGAGGCGCATGAACTGTGCCTTCTTCTCAGCCTTGTCGTCCTTGGCGGGCTTCTCGTCCTTCGACTTGAACTGGTTGTCCTTGAGTGCCTCGGGAACCTCCTCGGACTTCTTGGCCTTCTTCGAGGACTCCTTGGCGGGCTCCTCGGACTCCTCGGACTCATCAGCCTCCTCGGACTCATCAGCCTTCTTGGCGAGCTTCGTCCAGTACGCCGCGAGGCGCTGGAAGTGGGCGGCCTTCTTCGCGGCCTCGTCACCCTCGGGCTTGTCCTCGGCCTCCTCGGCCTCCTCGGCCTTCTTGCCCTTGTAGGTCGCGCGGGGGTCGTTCTGACCGGCCTTGCGGGACGACTTGAGCGATGCCAGACGCTTCTGCTCATCCGCCATCATCGACGCCAGCATGGCCTCGTCGCTGTCCTCGCCGCCCTCTTCCTCAGCCAGCATGGCCTGGAGAAGCTCCTCGGTGTCGTCCTCACCACTTGTACGGGGCTGTGTGAGGGTCATGTTCTCGAACGCGATGAGGTCGGGGTTGCCGTCGCCACCCTCTTCCGCGAAGCGACGCAGGGTCGCCTGGATCTGGCGCTCAGTGAGCGTCATGAGGTCGATGGCCTGATCCTCGATGGCCTCGCTGCTGGCGTTCTTGCCCAGCATCCGGGAAGCGAGACGGATGCACTTCGCTGCCTTCGCCTCCAGGGCTGCGCGAAGCTGGCGGCTCGCCTGCTTGCTGACCCCGTTGGGGAAGTAGTGGGCCACGTCCGTCGCCGGGTGCCCCTGGGGGGCTTCCGTGCCGGGCATCGCCGGGGGGGCACCGTTCGGGTACGGGCCAGCGTGGGGGTCCTCGGCCCACGAGCTCGTGTCACCGTTCTCGTAGGCGTCAGCCTCGGGGTCCGGGTACGCGGCGGGGTGGACAGAGGGCTCCTCGTAGCCCGGCATCGCCGGGGGAGCGGAGGCCTTGCGGGAGGGGTTCTCCCAGGTGAGGCGGCGTCGTGACATGTTGATGGTTCTCCTGATCAGGGTTTCTTCGGCGTGGCGCCGACTCGACGAGTTGAGAGCAGTTTGGCGAGACGAACCAAAGCCCGAGCCTCGGGAACTGTCGGGGCCCGTCCCAAGTGCTCATGACACTTGCCGAGAAACGACCGGAGGCTCCCGTGTTTGTGAGAACCTCCGACCTTTAGGGCTGTGCGATAGAGTCTTTCGGGAAGAAAAATCGACCACCGAGCGTTCAGGAGGGCGATTTTCTGGATCAAGTCCAGGTCGCTCCCCGCTGTACGCACTACCTTACTGACCCCAGAGAGGTACTCTGCCCTCTTTGTACGAGCCTGCTTGATCACGGTGTCATTCGGGGCCGTGGCGTCAGGGATGGGTGCCTTGGTGGGGTCACCCTTGGACAGGTCTTCCTTGATGCTCTCCCGGACCTTGTCCATCACCGTACGCTTGATCTCGTCTGTGAGATCCTTCAGCGGGTCCGAGGGGGACGGTGGAGCCTTCTGAGATTCCTCACCCTCCTCCATCCCCATGTCCATGTCGTCCGCGGCGACCACTGCCATGCTGGCAGGGGTGCGGTACGGGTGTCCACCGATGAGGAGTGCACTCTCGTGAGCGGCCTTGAGGAAGGCGCCCCCTGCGGGGGCCTTGGCCGGGAACGAGTACACCCGGTTGATCCTCTTGGCGAGCTTGGCGTTGTCATCCGCGGACAGGGTGATGAGGTTGCGCGCCACCGCACCCTTGAACGCCGGGATCTTCACCCAGCTACCCTCGATAAACACCACACCCGCAGTCGGGTCCAGGGACTCATCGCCACACAGTTCTGCAACGCGGCACCGGTTACCACGCTCATCATAGAAGGTGTTGCCCTTCATGTACTTGATGTGGTCGCAGAACTCGGTTTCGTCTGCCGCCCAGTGGCCACACTGCGTACAGGTGCTCCCGTCGATGGAGCAGTTGTGGACGGCGACCCCCTCGACAACGTAAGAGTGATCCTCCTCGACCTCCATATCGTGAACCCATCCCTCGTAGGTCTGGGCTTCGATGGAGGTGATCGGGAACATCACCACGTCATCCTGCACGCGACAGGCTTGCGTCTGGAACTTGGGGTCGAGCCGCACCTTGTCGCACCGCCCCCGAAGGGATTGCGATTGGGTCTGCCCCAAGTCCAGTTGAAACGATGGGCGGCGGTAAGAACCATCGTCACAGAGAGTCCGCACGAGCCCGCCGTTCACCACCTCTGCGACATCGACAGCCCTACCCTGCACCATCCCGTACATCCGGGCATAGATGCCACACCTTGCCATGATCGCGTGCATCTGGCAGACGAGGTTGTAGGACACGGTGGTAACGGACGTGACGCCCCCCTTCTGGAGGTTCCCGTCACCGTTGACCCATGCGCCGAGAAGGTGAAGTTGGTTCTCGACACTCCATCCCATCACATCGGGATGAAGCCGCTTCCCGTGGCTGTACTCCCCGCCGTGCTTGAGGAACCACGCCGCGATGTCGGGATCCGTGACAACCACGGTCGCCGCGCACCCGTCCGACTCATCTGCCGTGTAGAGCCGGGGGTTACATCCGGGGAACTCTTCGGTCAGCAACCTCATCACTTCGGCTGCGTAGGTGTCCCGCTCGTGGAGTGAGAAATTGAACTCGACGGTGTGGTGCTTCCCGTCCCGCTTCTGGAAATTCCCCTCCGCGAGGAAATACCCCAAAAGGCGGGCTCGGCCAGAGGTGGTGTCCACCCCCGAACCGAACTGTGCCCTCGGGAAGCACAGGAAGTCCCCGACCTTGAGATCCGCCGCCTTCACCTCTTCCATGCGGGGGGAGAGAAGGTCGTTCAGACGGGCCTTTCGTGCTGCCCGCTCCTCCAGAGAATACGTTCCGTTGGGATTGAGGATGCGGAGGTTGTGGCCGTCCTTGAACCGCCGTGAGAGCCTCTGGGGTAGTGCCGTCCGTTTGCCAGACGAGTATGACGCCGGGAGGGACTCACCACACCCGCACGCGCACACGTCGGGGAGACGGAAGACGAAGAACGGGTGGATGTCCGTTGCCGTGATGGCAGAGGGCACCCCGACCGCTTCGATACGTTGCACGCCCCACTTGCCGCCCCGGATCTGCTTGTTCAGCACCTCGCGGGAACGGCCCTTGTGGGTGAGCACCATGTCTCCGACCTGCACATCCTCGATGGCGACGCGAGTGCCGTCTGCGAGAGACACCTGCGTGCCGGGGAGAAAGCATCCCATGGACAGGGTGGTGAGCTCACCACTCTCAATGTCCTTGATGAGCTCCCGGTGCTTGCGGTCGGTCGCAATCAGGATGTCGATGTAGACCGAGTCCCCAATGTCTCGGGCAACTGCATCAAGGATGCGGCCCTTGGACAGGTTCTCGATCTGAACATGTTCGAGGAAGTTGTGCGCCCCGATGAACGTCCGGTACGACTTCAGCAGCACACCCCTCGACCAGGAGTCGAAGTTGTTGTTGATGTACTGCTCGCACTCAGGCTTGATGCGGAACGCAGTGGTCTTGCGATTGACCATCTTGCCGCCAACAGTGGCGGCACCCAGCCGGGCGTTCGGGACATCCACCGTGTCCACGGACGCCACGATGGTGGCGTGGGACAACAGGTAGCGGGCTGGGTTGAACTGCTCGTTCAGGATCTTGGAGGCTTGGTCAACAAGGTTGCGGTCCATCCGGGTCTGAGCCGCGGCGACACGAACCCTGTCCCAGCCCTGACCTGTGGTGTAGGGAGAGACGGCCCTGGCGTTGGCGTACCGAAGAAATGCCACGGGTTACTCCTCGAATCCGAGAACGTCATCACGGCGGACGATGAAGAGGCACTCAGGGCACACGAAGAGCTTGATCCGTGCCCCCTCCTCCATCTTGTACAAGGTCTTCCTCAGGATCGCCTCGTCGCAACGGGGGCACATCAGCTTCCCGGTCTCCATCTCTGTCTTACAAGGACGGTACTGGCGGCCCTTTGCCGCCCAGTACACGGCCATCTTGTTCAGGTGGGAGGATGCCACCCGATGCGCGGAGACTTCCCTGTCGTCCAGGGCTGGACCCCCCGCTACCGGGACCGTGTGAGTACCCCCAGGCACGCTGTCGTACGCCACGTCTACACTGGCGTCGATGGAGCTCCCACTGTCGATGAGGAGATCCTCCACGGGGGCGCGGGTCGCCCCGTGGGGGTACTGAACGTCCACCATCCCGATGGCAGGCCACACGGCGACAACGGTCCCACCGTTGGACGGGTTGCCCTTGAGAATCGGGTACACCCGGTCCCCGACGTGGAACGCCGTGGCTCGGGCTTGGTAATCGACGTAGCTACCCCTACGGGACGTGGTCATCACAGACCCCCCTTCAGCGGTAGAGACCGAAGAGGCTTGCAGTCTTCTTGGACTCGTCCTCGGCGTCGTCGGCCTCTTCCTCGGCCTCCTCTTCCTCGGCCTCCTCCTCGTCCTCGGCCTTCTTCGCGGCCTTCGGGGTGGTCTTGGCGGCCTTCGTCTCGCGCTTGATGCGGTTGTAGAGCTCGGCCATCATCGCCGTCTTCTCGGCCTTGGCGTCCTCGTCCTCACCCGCCTCGACCTCCTCGTCCTCACCCGCCTCGACCTCCTCGTCCTCGGCCTTCTTGGCCGACTTCAGAGACGCGAACGACTCCATCGCGGCCTTGTACGCCGCGGCGTGGACGAGCTTCGCGAGCTTGGGGTCCGCGACGTGCTTGGCAGCATTGGCCGCGAGTTCGCCCGACATCTGCTTCTCGTCGAGCGCGCGGAAGTTCTCCTGGGTGAAGTGGCCTGCCATGAACGGGTTGTTCGGGTCGAACACCTCAGGGCCAGGAACCTCCTCAGCGATCTCCGAGGGATCGAAGTAGCCCGCCGTCCGGCGCTTGTCGAGGAAGTCCGAGACCATGTCGCAGCGGGTGGCGAAGTCAATCGCCGCCGCCTTGGGGAGTCCCAGGCTTCCGTAGTGGTGCTGAACCAGGGATGCGAGGGCGTCGATGTTCGCGGTCACGCGCCGAACGCCCGCCTTGGAAGCCTTCTTCTGTGTCTTCATGAGAGGTGTTTCTCCTGTGGTCCCGACCGGGATTGCCGTAGGGATTTGTGTCCGAATGGGGTTCCCGGCGGGATCTCCCACTACCCAACCCGACTGGGATAAGCTAGAAAACGGGCGAGGCTCGGCGGGCAATCGCGAGGGCTACGCGCCTCGCCGCGTCCTTGTAGTTCAAGGACATGTCATCGTCGGAGGTGTCCGTGTCGGAGTCGTCTACGTCCAACCTCTCCCGGCGGAGGTCATGGCGGGGGGGCTTCTTCTTGGGGGAGGGCTTGACCATCGCCGCCGCCGCCTCGTCCTCACGTTCGCTGTCGGTCTTGGTTCCGACCTTCAGAGACTTGAGCACCGTGCCGTCTTTGACGAACTCATCTTCCAGACCGGGGACCAAGTACTGCGACCGGAGTGTAGCGGCCTCGTGCCCCACCACCTCTGCAACGGTCTCCAGGGCCTTCTTGAACTCGGCCTTGAGGATTTTGTCCCTCTCCTTTCGGTCCTTCGGAAGGGTCTTTGGCCCCTTTGATCGCTCCTCGCGGAGGGCCTTGCACATCTCGTCATTGGCCCTGAACCCACGGATGTCCTTCGCCGTGATGTCGAACTCCGCGAGGTAGTCGTTCACGCACTCCGACGTGACCCGTGCATCGTCCGTGTCGAACACGGCGTCGGTGCCCTTCCGACCCTTGGTGAGTTCTTTCAGGGCGGTGACGGTGGGTCCGTCGTCCACGGTCTTCTCGTGGTCCACCCCCGACTTCCCCACGTACTTGATGGTGGCCTTGCCCCCTTTGATGGTGACGTGGTCCACCAGCCATCCGGTCACCCCGAAGTGCCCTTCGTCCGCGGACTCATCGTTCCCCACCCGCTCACAGGTGTGGTCCATGAGGGACACTGCAAGGGCAGTCATCCGAGTCTCGGGGTCGTCCGACTTCAGGTCGGCCTTCACCCTCGCCCTGAGGTCAGACATGTGCTTGCGAAGGTGCTCGACCCGTTCGGCCTTCTCGCGGTGACGGTTGGCGACCTGACGGTCGCTGTACTCGTACACCGTGGTCTCGTCACCGTCCTTGGTCTTGATCTTCTTCTTGGACTTGTAGCGGGCTGCGACGCGAACAGCCATCGCCACACGACCAGCCATGTTCCCCACGGGGATCTCCACAGGTTCGTCTCCCAGACCCCACACCTCCACCGTGTTGAACGTCCATGACCCCCGCGGAACGTCACCCGTGTAGGTGTCTCCAGGGGTGAGGTACGCGAGAGTGGTGTGGGGGTTGTAGTCCAGCGGGTGACTGTCCTCGACCACGAACCCGTTGGACTCCAGGGCGTGCAGCATGGACACCCGGAGGGGGGCCATGTCGTTGTAGAAGCTCACCCGGTCGTAGGCCACGGTGTGCTCGGGGTTGTGGAAGTACTCCAGCCCCATCAACGTCGCGGTCATCCTCCAGGGCCAGTTCTGCACCTCGGACCGGACCACATCGAGGAACCTGGGAATGTCCTCGGTGGCGGGGCCTTCGCCCACGTACAGGAACGTGACGTGAGACGGGGAGTCGTCCTGCTCACCGAGTGAGGGAAACTCCTTGGCCAGATGCTCTGGGAGTGGGAAGAACAATCCAACTGTCACAGTGACCCCCTAAATCGGACTGCCACACGTTCTGCCGCATACTCAACCTCAGGGGCATGTGCGCTCACCGTCACGAGGTGTGGAAACGCAGCCCGGCCCCGACCTTCTACGTAGTCTGACATGACCCTGAGGTTCTCCTCGTTGTCCTCCCAGATGTCCACGTTCCGCACCGAGGGGTTATCCGCCATGAGGGTGGTGAGCACCTTGACCTTGTACTTCTTGGTGTCTTCCTCATCCGGGCTCAGGAACACATGGTCGAACTTCAGACCAGCCTGTTCCAGCAACTCTCGAATACGCAGGGTGAACCTGTGCTGTACTCGCCCGGTGATCAGAGCCGTCAGGGTGTTCTCGTTGACAATGTCCCGCTTGGCCCGCTCAACCACAGTCTGGTTCCACCAGCCATCGTCCGGCACCTCTGGGACAAATGGGCGAGTGAGGGATTGGGGGTTCCCCCACCACGCACCGCTCCAACCCACAGGGCGGGTGGGACTGCGGAACAAGGTCCCGTCGAAGTCGAAGATCGCCAGCTTGGTGACAGACACGATCAACCCTCACTTGCAGACATGACGGCCTCGACCGATGACCCTCTCGGCCACCAAGGACGCGAGGGATGCCCGGCGCGTACTGGCCGTCCGAGACTCCTCGGTCATCTCACGGAGGTCAAAACACTCCGGGGCGAATCCCTTACGGATCTCGCGGAGTTCCTGTGCGATCACGCGAGGGTCTTCCCCGTCGATCCAACGGGTCTGGAGCTCGCGGGTGAGCTCGGCTTTCCCGTCGATCTTGTCGGCCCATTTGGCTTTGTTGTCGAGGGAGGTGGCCTCCTCGAACAGGGCCTCGATGGTCAGAAAATGCTTCCGAATGCAGTCCTGACACCGCTTCCGCTCGTTGTTGAGGTGGTCCTCCAGCAACGCACACTGCTTGCAAATCTCCCTGAGGTTGTACAGGGGGTGCATGATGGGAAGGAGGTCGTCGGCGCGTCGGTTCACAGGGTGGGCTCCTCCTACGGTTGGAGGATAGGGTCGGAACCGTGCTGTAGGTCACAGCGAGACGTAGGGAAGGATTACAGAACGAGCCCGTGCCGGGTGAGTTCTTGGCGCAGCATGGGGGCGTTCTTCTTGACCCACGCGAGGAGTTCCTTCAACTCCTCGGGGGACATCTTCGCCCACTTGGCCCTGATGTTGTTGAGGATCTCTACCCTACTGCTCTGAGGGAGCTCCCCGTCGAAGTACGACGGATACCGGGCGTAGATCATGGCATCCACTGTGTTGCTCGGGAGAGACGCCAGTGGGTTCCCAGGAGGGAGCTTCACGGTAGGGGCCGCAGGCGCGGGTGCCTTGGACGCAGGGAGCGCCTCGATGGCCTTCAGCAGAGCCGCAGCCTTGGTGATGATGGCCTTCTGTTCTGGGGACATCCCTGCGAGGGGCCTGGAGGTCGCCGCCTTCAGAGCCTGCACCAACCCCAACCGATTCAACCACCCTTGGAAGTCAGGGGCGTCCGCCTCTTTCAGAATGGGCAGAATGTGGGAGCGGAGGTCCGGGTTGGTGTGGGCCAGACGAATGAGGTCGGATCGAAGATTGCTCATCTTCCCCCTCAGGGGAGATAGGATCAAAACCGACCCTCAGAGTCATCCTTCTTCTTGTAGGTCAGGCCCAGTTGCTTCGCGACGAGTTCGATTGCATCGGAGTTCTCGGCCAGCATCCGACCCAGTTCTCCGTACAGCCCCCCCAGCACATCGTTGAACTTGGAGTCGTTGAACGTGAGGGCATCACGCTTGAGCTTCTCCTTGGTCGAGTGGGGGTCGATGTTCAGAAGCTCCAGGATCACGTCGATGTCCAAGCTGCCCTTCTGGTACAGGTTGAACAGGGCGTCGAAGGTGTCCGAGTTGTCTCGAAGGGCCAGACGGGTGAACGACAGTGAGGGGCACACCACCACCTCGGCGCCGTCATCGTCCAGTTCGATGAACCCCATCCGGCGACACATAGGCCGAAGCATCCGGTCCTCTACCATGTCTTGGAGCACCTCGCGGAGGAGCATGAACCGGGTGTTCACGACCTCCAAGTTGATGCGGTCGCCGCTGTAGGACGACTCCCCCGACAGGAGTGACTCGGTGACGCCAAGCCCGGCGTACATCTGCCGGTCGGTCATCTCGTACTCGGACGAGAGCTCCAGGAGGCGACCGTTCGACCCCATCTCGTTCCAGTTGACCTCGAAGTTGGTCACGATGGAGTAGTCAGGGTCTTGCAGGGCCATGTCTACTTGGTCCCGCAGAGCGTCCGTGTCTGGCGCAGACATGTCCGCAGCGGAGATCACCCGAATGGGCGTCATGTGCCGAGACGCGATGCTGGTCTGAGCCTGACGGAGCTTGTCTCGGTACACCAGGGTGTTGAGGCATCGTTCCAGCATCGAGTGCCCACGGGGCTCGTACTGGGACTTCTTGCGGGACATGTAGTACACGAACGACCCCGCATCGGGGTCCGTGTTCAGGGGGATGTTGCTCCCCTCCCGAATGGCTTCCACCACCCCCTCGGGCATGGACCTCACGATGCGCTGTGCTTGCTCGTCCCCCATGTCGGCCCGGCTGACGATGTCCTTGGTCTTGGAGTCGGGGATGAGCTCCACCATCTTCTCGTCCGTGAACGGGAAGCTCTCCATGTGGATCTGTTCGGGTGGGAGCACACGGATCGCTGTCCAGCCCTTGTAGTGGCGCTTGAGCCACTTCTCGGCACGGGCGTCGGCGTCCGCGCGCCGGACGGTGCGCTCGATGGGGATTCCGTCCGCGTCAAGCTCCCGAATCACCTCGTGGGTGATGTCCTCAGGCATGTCGGGCGACGTGTCCTCACAGAAAACGAACGCCTCTCCCAAGAGGTTGTAGTCATGGACGATCTCCAGGAGCCGGTGAAGGAGTCCGATGGACTGTGCCCACTTGGTACAGAAGGCCAAGGACTTCCGGGCCATGACCTCGTCCTTGGCCTTCGGAGTAGACAGGCGGACCTTGGACAGTGGGAGCTCCGTCTGGAGGTCCACCGCCTGACCCACGAACGGATTTGACTGGTAGAAGAACCTGAAGTAGTTCCGCTTCTCATCGAGAGACTGCGGCATCTCCAGGAAGTCGGTGCTGAGTTCGGGGGAATAGAAGTTCCCGCCGGTACCACCCACCGTGCCCCCCGTTGCCGGGTACGCCACCTTGGAACGCATGGACCCCAGCATGATGCGGGCGGGCTTCCCCACGGAGGCACCCTTGGTCCGGTTCGCGATCTTCTTCACTTCGACCGCGTCTTCATTGGTCTTGAGTCTGGGCATTAGCCTTCACCATTTCTGACCCCGATGATCTGTGACACCACATCAGGGGATGTAAACCGAGGCTGCTCCCGTGGCTTCTGGACGGGTTCCGTCAGGTCCGGGTCAGTTGTGTCATAGGGGGGCTGGGTGCGGCGTACAGAGGCCATGGCACCCAATGCCCGAAGGATGTCCCGACGAGTCGCGGCTACCCTGCGACGTCCCTCTGGGGTGGCCACTGAGGCCCCGTCACACAACTTCAACGCTCCAAGGAGCGACCGCTCTGCCTGTGAGACCAGTTGAGCGATCTCACGGTCCAGCGGGGACGACGACAATGTAACCCGGAGACGACTCACAGGATCACCGCCACTTGGGGGCTTTGGGGATGTACTCCTTCTTGACGGCCACCTTGAGCACCGTCTTGAGAAGGCCCAGGTCTTTGGATGAACCCATGAACAGCTTCTCCCACGAACCCCCCGCCTTCTGGAACACCGCCACCACGATCTCGTAGCCCTCGTTGGTGTGGAGGACTTTACCAGAGAACGTGCTCTCCAGGATTCTGTGGATGAGGCGGTAGTCCGCCCGGCTGGGCTTCAGGGGGTCGAGCTTGGCCGTCTTCACCGGAAACGTCCCTTCCGTGCAGCGCCGCCCCTTCGTGGAATCTGCCGAGCCTCGACGGACCCACTCTGGAGTTGCTTGCGCCTCACGGCTACACGGTTGTATGCGGGAACTACTGGCCCAGCCACCCTCCGCGCGCCCGCCATGTGGATGTTCTTGGACAAACGGTTGCTGGCCAACCAGACCATTCTCACCAGGGCGTCCGACATGTCGTCGTGCTTGCCCTCGATGTTTGGGGCCTCCACGGTGGTGACGTACTTGGAGTGGTACGTCGCCTGGAGCTCAAACATCTCGTTGATGTACGGGCAGTGACCCTCACCCGGCGCGATGGGGAAGTCGTACAAGACCAGCTTCTCATCCCACATCATGTCCTTGAAGTTCTGGAACATCTGTGAGGTGAGGTTCTTGTTCATCGGGGTGGCCTTCATCTGAGATAGACCCCTCTTGGACAGGGCTTGCTCGAATGGGATGCCTGCCCACTGGTCAAACATGCCCTCCTGGATGAGGAACCTCTTGGACAGGTCCAGCACCCAGTCGGCCACGTCGTCGAACTCCAGGCGCTCCTTGCCTGCGAACTTCCCCTCACCAGCCTTGATCTGTTCGATCAAGTCCAGGACGATCTTGCCGTTGTCGTCCAGGTGGCCGACCGCGATGGCAGTGCCGTCCCCCACAAGGCCCAAGTCCAGTCCCAGGAAGTAGCTGCGGCGGGGGATGCCCCGAGCCTGTGGCCGCGCCGCCGGGTCCACACAAGTGAGAAGGTCCGAGTTGCGCTCGATCCAGCCACGGGTGCGGTCAGAGAACTCCCCGCCGTACTCGGTGAAGAACGCCGTCTGGTCCTTGAGGTAGTGCTTCTCGAACTCGCTGGCAGGAATGGTGGGGTTGACCTCCCACGAAGGGGCCTGGATGCAAAGCATGTTGCTCGCAGCCTTGCCACCGGCCATCCCGATCTGGAACATCTTGTAGAACAGCCCCTGACGGCCCAGGGGGGATGAGATCAGAATGATCCGACCCTCCACGTCACCGACAGGCTTCCGGCGGTCCTTTGGGTCTTTGGGGGCGAACGTGGAGGTAGACGGGGTGACCGCGGTGTACACCGCGTCCGCCGAGCTCTGGCCCTTGTCCGTGAAGTGGGCCACCTCGTCCAGGATGACCAGGATGTTTCCCGCGCCACGGAGACCCTTGGCGACGCAGCTACGGAAGGTGACCTTGATGGTGGCCTTCGCGCTGGGGTTGTCCTTGTAGGTCCCGTACCGCTCGATGTCCACGGGCGACTGGAACCGGGCGTACGACAGAGTGTTATTGGCGGTGTACGGGCCGAAATACGCACACCCTCCAAAATGTCCCGACACCTCCTGGTACAACAGTCCAGCTTGGTCCTTGTCGGTCGCGATGGAGATGAGTTGGATGTTGTTGGCCGGGGGCAGCCCGTAGAACTTCTGTGGGTCGCCCTTGTTGATGAGCTTGTACGTCTCGTACGCGGCCACACATGCGGACAGCGCGGTGTTGTGGTTGGTCATCCCGTTGGCGACGAAGCTCTCCCCATCCGGCACCGTCAGGTCGAACACCTGTGCCTCACCAAGGGTCACGGACACCACGGGATCGTAGAAGTAGTTGGCCGTCTGGAGGGTCTCGAAGTGAGCGACTACTTCGGGGTCGGCCCCCAGACTCCGAGCCACAGCCAGCGTGGGACCAAGCCTTGAATACGTCAGGGATTCCTTGGAACTAGGCTTGAGGGTATTGCCCAAGGCCGTCCGTAGAAGACTGCGACGCCAACCCGGGCGATTTCCGTGCCCCCCCTGGTTGCGGGTCACAGACTGAAGCAGGGCGTCACACCAGGATCGCTGGTGGGGAATGTTCTCAGCGTCTGACCCCTCCTTGTGAGCATCTACCAGGGATGCCAGCACGGGGCCATTCTTCTTGTGAGACCGAAACCCGATCTCGTCCATGAATTTCTGACAAGATGCCGTGCCTCTCACGCACAAATGGTAATACCGCTCGTATCTCTTGTTCCACTTGGCCCGACGGGTGCTCACAACTCCGAAGTTCAGCAGAAGTACCTGAACCTCCCTGGCCAGCCGTTCTGATGCCGTCGAGAAGGACACACACAGGCCTCCCTTCTCTGCACACCCATCGGTCTCGAAGAGCCCCTGGAGGAATGCCCTCACCACAGGCTTGGGGGAGCGCATGATGGCCCACGGGATGTGTTCGGTATCCCGTGCAAGATCCCATGAGAACCCGAGCTTGTGCAAGAACTCCCGCACACGGTGGCTGTAAAAGTCAATGGACCCAGTATTCTTGGTCCGCTTGTCCATACGGACGCTGAACCCACCGAACAGCCGTGAATACAGCCCCTTGAGCTCGTCCCATGTCTCAGGGTGCTCTACAGTCACGGACACCGTGTTGTGTTTGGTCCACGACCCGTCCCCGACCAAGTACCCCAGGAGAAGGCCCCATTCCTCTGTGAGCTCCGTTGGGAGGTTCACCCTGGGGTCGTCGCACCCCGCATGGAAGGGAGTCAGTCCCACTGGCTGTGTCGGCCACAGGTCCGTAGTGCGATGGATGGCGATCTGGTCGTCAACCCGGATCTGGTCCAGGTATCGCCACTGGATGGTGCCATCCTCGGACATCACTCGAACACGGTGGCCTGCCGTCCCATCAAGCTCGTAGCCACTGCGGGTCACAAACTTGACGGTGGACTTCACCCCCCCGTTGTAGAAGAACGCAGAGTCAGACCGGGCACTGTTTTCCTGCACCACCCCCACTGCCAGAGGCTGATACTCCGGTCCGTTGGGGTCACCAAGTTCCCGGATGGGGACCACGCCCTGAGTCGTCAGGACCAGGGTGTCCCCCACAACACATTTGCCACTGCGGCGCCCAAGGCTCAACACCATCTCACGGCGCTGCACTCCTGGAATGACCTCCCGGATGTTCGACCTCTTCTCGTCGTAGAGGTACTCCAGGTAGGTCTTCTCGGTGAACTGCCTTGGGTTTTCTCGGCTCCAGTCGGTGATCGTGAACTCTTCCACGTCATCGAGGGGAATGCCGTAGGAGGCCTTCAGGATGATCTTCTGGACCGGGAACAGCCGCATCCCGTTGGTCTCGCCCGTGATGGGGTCAGGGGTGCCACCCAGGCCCCATGCCTCCTCCACGAACTCGATGATGTTTGCGACTGGTGCCGACCCAGTGGTTGTAGTTGGGGCAGCTGACCGAGCACCGGAAAGTGCGAGACTGGCGAGTGTCATTCTTTCATCCTGGACTTCGCCTCAGTCATCCAGGCATCATCCAGGAGCTTGGAGAACTGGGCTGTCACGCTGTCCACGAGCTCTTGCCGCACCCCGGCGTTCTGCATCGCCCTGGCGTAGGTCTCCGCGATGAACTCGAACACGGCCCTGAACGCTGGGGACTCCAAGTCGATCCCCCGGTGCTGGATCTGCTCCTTGCGCTTGATCCAGGTGTCACCGATGGCCTTGAGGGCCTGCACCCGGCGCATGGAGAGTTGGGATGTGTCCTCACCGTTGCGCTCGGCCTCCATCCTCTCAAATCGGAGAGAAGCCGCCTCCTCGCTGATGCCGAGGAGGACTTGGTTCAGCACTTCAGCCGACTCGGGTGTGGTCTCCGCAGCCTGGATGATGGGGTCATTGCGGAGCATCCCCTGCTTGATCTTGAGGATGTCTCCGATGAGGGGGGACGCCGGGGGCATGGCATCATCGGTTTTCTTCGTCGCGGGCGGCTTCCCGATCTGGCCCTCAACGAACACCGGTAGGCCCGAGTCGTTCAAGGAAAGGGTGTCCCCCGCCTTGAGTTCCTCAATCTTACGCAGGCGGGTCTGGCCCTTGTCGTCGAGGACCTTCACCCGCTGTGCCGTGGCAGGGATGAGGTACCCCTGGAACTTTCGGACTCCGTTTGGTTCGACCGTGATGAGGGGGTTGGGGGTAGAAGCCCCCTCCCTCACAAGGCCTGCAAGGTCATCTCCAAGGGCGTCGTCAATGTCGTTGGACATAGGTCACACTACCAAGTCACAGAAGGGTGGGGGGCTCTTGGGTCTTCACGGACTTGGCAACGTAGAAGTTCGCGCGTTGACGTCCAGCGACCGAGAGCACTTCACCGTTGGGCCCAACCACTCGGAAAATGAGACCTCCCAGGAGGGTCGACATGTCGTTGGTTGCTTGCACCGGGAACCAAGCGTCGGCCCTCGATGATGTCATGTATGCGGTGTCTCCTACCGCAATAGCCGTCACCCCCTTCACGGAGGTGTTCACCCAACTCGCCAGCGAAGATGCGATGGTATTCACCGGTCCCGCCAGTGAGCCATTGCCCACGCCGAAGTCCACCCCTGCTGTCGGGTACTGGTCGAAGATCCGGCACTCCTCCTGGTAGTAGAAGGGTCCGGGGGCAGTCACAGTGGAATCCCAGTACCTCGCGGTGAGAACCTTGATGGACACCGTGTGGTCAATGGCACTCACCGCCGGAATGGCCTGGGTGGGGCCGTTGAGGCGTGCCGTGCCGTTTTGGAGGACCATCTGTTGTAGAACGAACCCAGTGCGGAGCTTCGTAGGGTTGCCCGCGGGCCCCCGGCTCGGGTCGCTGCTACCAGAAAGGTTGGCCACGAGGATCTTGAACTTTGGGGGCGCGGAGAATCGCATGGTCACTCCTCGGGGATTAGCATCCCCCCGAACTTGATCCCCGTGAGGGGCTCATTGCCAGGAAGGTTGCTGTAGTCGAACGAATCCAGGGAGTCGTTCTGGAGGTCGAACTCCTCGGGGTTGTAGGTGGCAAACATCGAAGCAGTGCGCTCGGAGTCGTCCGCATTGGCCAGACGGATGGTCTCCCGCTGGTACTTCGCCGGGTCTGCCACCGGAGCGGCAGCCACCAGGGACTTCTTGTACTTCTGGCAGGAACCACCGCTGTTTTGCGAGCACGACCCACAGCGTTCCATCTGAAGGACGGAACGAATCGGGCTGGCCCGGTGGATGGCGGCACCATTGTCACACCCAGAGGTGCCTGTAGGAGTCGCGTAGGCGCTGGCATCGACATACAGGTGTCCCGCCAGACCCTCATGCTTGCGGCGGAGTTGGACCAGTTGCTCTCCCGCACCCTTGAGGTACTCCTGAGAGAATCTGGATACCAGCCTCGCGTCCAGGTCATTGCCCGTGACGCCCTCGTTCATCTGTGTCCGGGCGTACCGGAGCACCTGACCGACCTTTGGATCGCGTGCTGGGGCCATGGCCTTGGCGGGGCCCGCAACGTGAACCGTGCGACCCTCACCTTGACCCTGGTATCCGACCTTCTTCACCCTATTGGTCACAAGGGTGCCGAGACGGAGGATCTCCCCCACAGGGAGGTTCTGAGCCTGAATCCTGTCCGCCTGCTCCCGTGTCAACGCCCCGGACTTCACCCACGCATCGAACACCCTGGCGACCTTCGCCTTGGCCATCCGCCGAGAGTGCGACCGGGCGAGGGAAGCAATACGAGCCGTCTCCCTCTTGGCCCACTCAGAGTTCTGGGTGTTCTGCTGAAGGAGCTTCACCCCAACCCCGGTCCCTCCGTAGGTGGCGGTCTTGTGCCCAGCAAGGGCAGGGTTCTCGATGACCCACGCCCCGTACTCGACGACGTAGTCGGGCTTGTGGCCTGAAGCCATGAGCCTCCGGGCCACGGTCACAGGGAGGAGTCCAGCACGCACCCAGCGAGCGAGGTGCTGCGCTGCCTGCTCCCGCGTGAGGCCCTGTTCCGGCTTCGCCAACACCTCCCGAGCGGGGGTGGGGGCACTGGCGAACACCTTCCACGCCTCTTCGGCGGACACTTGGTCCGCCGGGGCGATGTGGTACGTGTGATTTGACTCGACGGCCTTCCGTTGGGCCCTTGTGGAGAGGGCTGCGAGAAGGGCCCGGCGTGGGTCACCACCTGCCACCTTCCGCCCAGACGCCTCAAGGATCGGACGGTAGTGGTCCAGAGCCTCACGCCACGGGATCTCCGTCACCACCTTCTTCCCCAGGTAGTTCTGGTAGGCAGCGAGCTTGGAGCCCGGCTTGGTGAGCCAGTAGCGGGCGGAAGCACACCGCTTCTTGATCTCCTTGTCCCACTTCCCTGTCAGGAGACCCGGGAACGCGCTGTCCCGGAGGTACACCTTGCCCACCACCCCATGCTCGGCCTTCACTGACCGGAGAGATTGGGCGAGCTTCTGGAGCCGTGGGTCCGTGTGGACATGACACATGGCCTCACCAAGGTGGGCCGCGACTCCCGCCACGATGTTCTCGAACGGTGCACCGTAGGCCGACTTCCGCATGGCGGAAGCCACCACCTCCCGGTACTGGTCGCCTGGGAGAAGGGCCACTGGAGACCGCGGCTGAGGCGGCACCACCACGTTGGGCACGAGCTCAACACCGTCTGTACGGGAACGGGTGCCCCATGCGTCCACGAGGCCCTGGATCACCGCATCGTTGTGGTGGTGGGGAAGGCGGTCAGGGTCTTGCTCTACCGCCTCCAGCCATGACAGGTCCGTGATGTGGTTGGCCGTCTTGACCAGTTCTGACAAGTCACCTACGTCAGAGTTGGAACCCCCCGCGAACACGTCCCAACCCATGTCGTCCGGGGCATCCGCCGTCACGATCCCATCCGGGAGCTTGGAGATCCCGGTCTGGGACTGGGGGGCGGGACCCATGCCCGTAGTACGAGACGGGGTCGCGCTGGGCTTGGTCTGTGACCCCTCCCCGTACTCCTCGGAGAACGTGAACCCATCCAGCATGAAGTTGCTGGCGAACGTGGGCATGTAGCCACCATCAGGTGTGCGGGAGCTCATCGAGTACCTCGGGGGGAACGGGTCTTGAGGGAGGCGGTCTTCACAGCCCGTGCAACCTCATCCTCGTTGTCGTCATCCATCGCTTGTTCTTGCTCTTCCGCCCACGCCTCGGGATCTTCCTTGATCTCAACGGCGTCCTCGACGATCTGCTCGACCTCGGCTCGTTCCTCTGGGTCTGATTGACGGGAGACAGCCGCCCAGTGAGGAGCTCGGATCTCGTCATACAGGGTGTCAGACAGGGCGCTCAAAGCCTCAACGCAGTTCATGTAGGCCCGGCGCATCTCCGCGATCTTGGCGATGTAACCCTTGCCTCCCAAGGAGCCATCTGGCGACACGTCTGCGGACTTCAACTTGGTGAATACCGCGTAGGCAGACATGGAGTGACCCAGTGCCGCGTTTGTCGCCCGAAGAACCTTGGCCAGGGGCTTGGTGTTCCTCGGGTCGAAAGCGAAGTCGGGGTAGATTTTCCGCTCCTGTGGGCCAGCGTCATTCCAGGCCCACTGGTTGGAGTCACCACTCTTGTCCTTGATGAACCGGACCTCACCCGCCGTGCGGGACATCCCAGCCATGCGGGACATCACCACGCTAGCCACCCTGGTGGGGTCTGGTTTGTTGCGGGGGGTCATTGGGATCACACCTTCAGGGGGTTGCCGGTCTCATCGAAAAGCCTCTCGATCACGAACTCCCCACCAGCCCTGGAGAGCTTCCACAGGTCTTTTGACGACTTGTGGACAAGCTCCTCATCGGTGCCCGACTTCATGAAGTCCGTGAGGTCGCCCATCGCCGTGACAGTCATCCGGTACGCGGTCGCAGTGCGCGACCTGTGAGCAGCCCGGAGGTGGTTGCGGTGGACCCCAAAGAACCTGCCGTCGTCCCACTTCACGAACACGAGTCCGTTGAACTCCGTGGTGTCCCCCGAGGAGGTGCGGACCTTCACCACCGTCCCGCCCTCCCCAAGGCCCGGAGGCTCTGGGTAGCACAGGAGCGATGACAGCTTGCCGTCGAACGCCACACGGGTGCCTGACGGCACCTCGCGGGTAGCAGCGGTCAGCCCCCGGACGTAGTCCCGCACCACGGTGTTGCCCGACAGATGGGCGTCCAACGTGTGGACTGCGTTGGAGTTGAGAGAACCACCTTCTTCCCAGAAATTGCTCACGTCTACCTCACCTGTGTAGCGACCTTGGGATAGATCACCACCTAGTGAGTGGCGAGCGATAGGGCTGTTATTGGGTGACGGTCCAGTAGACCGTGGTAGTCACGGGAGCGGAGAACGTCACAGTGAACCCCGAGGCATCCCTCGCGGACACGTACGAGGGGGTGACATCCCCGGTGTCCAGAGACACCCCATAGGTGCCGTTGGGCCTGGGCACGTCGAACACAACCGCCTCCGTGGCAGACGCGACGAACGCGAGGGTGCCCGTGGTGGCGGGCTCGGACAAGGTGCCGGTACCCGCCACAGACCCACGGAAGGAGAACCGAAGGGTGGTAGCTGTGGTGCCGTTGAGGGAGAGGTTGCCCACAGTAGACCCCGAAACCACCAAAGTCCGGTTGCCATACATGGCGACGTTCCCTACTGAGCAGCCGTCCAAGGTCAGAGCACCCCCGCTGGTCAGGGTGGACTGCAAATTCCCCGCGACGCACTGTGACAGGCTGTAGAGAGAACCTGTCACCGAAGGGATGGTCCCGGCAGTGGTGTAATCGGCCTGGATGGCCGGGTGGCTGCCACCGTTGATGTCGAGGCGGGCACACTGTGAGACCCTGAGGGATGCCGTCCCAGACGACCCCGTGGACTGACACCCGCGAAGGGTGATGGTGTTCACCGTGTCCGCCAAGACCGTGTACGAACCCACGCCCGATGCGGTGAGGGTGCAGCCGTCCAGGAGCACCTCATCAGCCCCGAGGGTTGAACTTGCAGCCCCGATGAGAGACACGCACGCCTGCCCAGCATTGGGCTGGACGATGGTGATGTCCTTGAGGGTGAGAGAGGTGGGGGTAGTGGTCACCGATGCCTGCACCGTGATGGTGGGCGATGCCGCCGCAGCGGTTACGACCACACGACCCAGCCCCAACACGGTGATCCCGGCCTTCTCGATGACCAAGTTCTCCGAGTACACCCCCGGCAGGACCAGCACCAAGTAGGGATTGGTGAGGCTGGCGTTCGCAGGGACCGCCGTGATGGCGGACTGCATAGTGGTGTACTTCGCCCCGGACCCAGACTTCCCGACGACCAGAACCCCAGCGATGGTGGACAGGCTCGCCATGTCCGAGAGGTTGATGCCCCCCGTTACAACAGTGTCCACGAACCGAAGGGACCCCGTGGCGGCGTCCCGTGTGATGGTGAGAGTCTGGCCGGAACCCGGCTCGATCCGCACCCCGTCAGCTTGAATATTGGGCTGGGCCATGGGTCACTTCCCCTTGATGAGTTGCGGGTGACTCTGGAGGAAGTTTCGGAAGGTTCGGTCGTGCTGGAACAGAGGGGTCAGAACAGCAATAGCCTCCTTCGCAGACCGGGACTCCTTCAGGGACTTGAGAAGCCGAAGGGCGCCGGACTCACTGTCCATGTCCATCCGCCCAATCTCCGAGTCGCCATAGTAAAGGATCATGTCTGCATCACGGAACGACCAGTCCCCCTCGCGTTCGTAGTTGTACCCATCGTCGTCGTCGTAACTGTCTCCGTGGTTGTCCCAACCGAACAGGCCCACAAGCTCAAACCCGTGAGCTTTTGCCGACCGCTCATCCATCCTATCAGGGGATGCTGCGATGAACCGTGCAGCCACCCGTGCGGCCATCACTGCACGCGAGAATCCAGGGTGGGGGGGCAATGACGCCGCGATGTACTGCATCTCCTTGAGAGTCCAGGACTTGTTGAGCGGAGAGAGGGCGGTGGGATGCACATAGAGGATGAACTCTGCACCGTCCAGCGCCCACGTCGGATCGTTGGCTGAAATCACGTCCCACTTGGCCTGCGCATTCGACCAGTGGAATGAGAACCCCCTGGTGCCCCTGGGCTTTGTGGCCGTCGAGGCGCTAACCAGGGTGCTGAGTCGCCGCCCCAGTGCTCGGGGCACGTCGTGGAGACCCTCCACCACAACACCCTGACTCCCTTCGCTGAAGGGAGTCATGAGGGCGGACCCTGGCTTGAACTGCAAAGAGAGTTTCATTGGTTCCTGTCCCTCAAACGAACACGTCGTAGCCCACGACCCCAGTGTATGTCACCCCCACTGACACGGTGAACCCGGTCGTGAGCTTCGAGGTGACCCGGACGGGGATGAAGTCGGTGGTGGAGAACACCACCCGGTACCCCGTCCCGGCGAACGGGGTAGCGAACGTAACCGTCTTGGACGTCTCGGCGGTGAAGGTGAGTTGGCCGTTGACGGCACTGGTCTGTGCCACGAGGTCCTCCACTTGGGCGATGGCAGCGGTGATGTCGTCGGTCACAGACTGGGGGAGGGACGTCTGTGAGTCGATGATCCTCCCTTGAGGTGACTGGATGTTCTTCACCGAGATCAGACCAGCTTGGTCGATGGACACGGTGAAGTAGTAGAACTGAGGGGTGACCCCAGAGCGGTACGAGAAATCAAACGTGGTGCGCTGGTAGGCCACGGGGTCACCAAATGAAGTCGGTGTTGAGGCCCGAGCTCTCGGCCCAGTTAGCGAGCTTGCGGAGAGCTTCCACGTTGGAAGACCAGACCTCCACCCCATCCCCGGTCTCGCGCACCCCCATGTCAGGGATGATCGGGAAACGGATGCCCTCCCCGGTGTCACCCTTGCGCACCTGACGGTCTCGGAGCGACCTGAGAGAGGATGCGAACTTCTTCGCCTTGGATGGATGAGGGAACCCGAAGATGTTGAATCGGTACTCGCTCTTGCAGAGAGCAGCCAACCATCGACTGGCAACCATCTTGGCCATCACCACACGAACTGTTGAGGGGGAGTTTGCCAAGGGCATCACCTGACAGTGCGAGTGGATAGGGCAACTATCGGTCACGAGTCCAGGACGAATCCCGACCGGATGGTCGGGAACGACCGTTGAACCTCTCGCAGGAGGTTCAGGTTCTCAGCCACGGAGTTGAACACGTTGCCGTAGAACCCCATGGTGGGGTGGTTACTCATGCGGCGGGTGGAGCGAATGAACCTGTGACGGACGAACCCCTGTGTCACCCCGAGACGCTTGGCAGTCTCAGACTGACAGGTGGTCTCGTACATGAGGACCAGGATCTCGATGTCCATGGGGTCGGTGAAGAACCGACTGAGGTCTTTGCGGAGGTCTTTGGGGTCCAACTTCGGGACCTCCAGGAGGTACTTGATCCGTTGGATGGCTCGTTGCAGTCGGTAGCACACGGTGGGCTGAGACACCCCGAAGATCGTGGCGATGTCTGTCTGACGGATGTGACGGAAGAAATACAGATCAATGAAGTCAGCCTCAATCACCGGGAGGTGGTCGAGGAGATTCCTCACGCGGTCGATTACTAGCATATCGTCCTCGTCAGGATCCGTGAAGATGGTCACAAAGGATGTCACCACATCGTCTGTCGTGAGACTGTCGAGGTGGTAGCGGGCTGAGTGGGGTCGGTAGGTATGGAGGTCGGAGCCTGAGCTCCAAGTGTCTGGGTCCGCCGCGGGGGGATTTGGCACCTCCCGCATCATCTCTGATGGGGGCTCAGGGGCAGGAACTGGGAGGGGCTCGGGGTCGGGCACCCACCCATCTGCGGCCAACACCGAAAGGATGGCCATTGCCAGAGGGGTCTTGCACCGATAGAACACGCTGAGGTCATGCCGGTGTTTCATAGCCATGAGCCACCTTCCAGGAGTTCCTCAAGGGAGACAGTCTCACTGTCTGGGCTGTTGAATTTGGTGTTGGTGTTGGTGTCTGTGGCGAAGGTGACAAGGTTCTTGGGAAGGACAGTGATGCTGATGAGTGACCGAAACTCAATCTTCACCGCCACCCGGTGGTCGTACATATCCACGACCACCCCCTCCAAGTCCCGGTAGTTCCCCCCGGTGACTCTCACCCGTGCACCCACCTCAAGGTCTGAACTCAGGGACTCGGCCAGCCGGGCCTTCATCCCCTCAACCTCTTTGTTGGGGAGGGTGTGGATCACCCGTAGTCCGCGGATGCTGGAGGAGAACACCCTCGCGACCAAGGGGGACTTCTCCAGAGCGAAGTACCGCACCTCCGGCAGCCCTGTCGCCACGAAGGCGTAGCCTTCGATCAAGCGAACAGAGACCGTGCGACCCCCCTTGGTATAGCTCGCATAGGGCACAAAGACCTTGAATGTCTCGTCAACCCCTAGAAGCGACCGGATGGATTTCTCCAGATTCCCTTCGATAGCCCTGGCCTCACCCGGTTTGGTCAGCTCCAGAGTTGCCCAGGTTGTCTCGTCCCGATTGTCCAACGTCGTCCTGCCCTTGTTCGAGTTCTACGACTCGACGACGCACAAGTTGAAAGAACTCCAAGGGAGTGTACAGGGAGGAGAACGGAGAAGCGGGCACAGGCGAGGATGTGGCAGATGGCCCTGAGTTGGGGTTGGCATTGATCGCTCGGGGGTGGATATAGACCCCGTCCACATTCGACGGCTTGTCCTGTGCAGTGACGTTACCATCCAACTTGGGGACCACTGGAACGGTGGCGAGAGTTTTCGGGGCGCTCTCCACCACACGCGCACCACGATGCAATTGGGACAAGTCACAGAGGAGCATAGAAGGCGTAGGGCGTCCAGGGCGAGACGACAATTTCTCTGCGAAGTCAAGCAACTCCGCGCCAAGAGCCCGACCGAGCCCCTCCACGGCGTCCTTGTCGAGGTACGTGGGGATCACCACAGGCCCCAAAGAAGCCCTGTACGCGAGCATGGACATGTCCGCGAGCTTCTCGTAGGCGGTGATGGGGCTCATGGTCTTGAGGAGCTCGGCAGCCTTGGTGATGGAGTTCGAGAGGTCCGACTTGAGGGTGGAGAGGATCTCCAGCACCGTATCCGCGTAGTCCAGGTGTAGGTACTTGGCCACGTTGGTGACCGTCACCCCACCCAGCATCGACACCCCCTCTACGGCCTTGAGGGCGTCACGGATGTGGCACTCCGTGATCTCCCCGATGAGGTCCAGGGCGGGCCGTTCGTAAGGGATGCCCTCCTTCTCGCAGACCATCGCCAGACGCTCGCCCACCTGTTCGGGGGCCACAGGGCGGATTACGAACGCGGGGGCGCACCGGGACAAGATGGTGTTCCTCATCCGTTCCGGCTCAGTGGTGCAGAAGATACAGACCAGGGACTTGTCCTGTGAACCTGGAACAGTGTCCTCCAGGGGCTTCAGGAGGGCGTCCAGGGCGTCCTTGGTGAGTTGGTGGGACTCGTCCAGCAGGTACAACCGGCGCTTGCCGCTGAACGTGCTGTACTGGATCTCATCCACGATCTTGCGTACAGAGTCCTTCCCGCTGTTGGTGGCCGCATCGACCTCGAAGAAGTCAGGCGACGTACCCCCATCGAGGATGGACCGACACGAGATGCACTGGTCGCAGGGCTCGCCGTCTACAGGTTGTGAGCACAAGAGAGCACGGGCGAGAACACGGGCAAGGGTGGTTTTGCCGCTCCCAAACGGCCCCGCGAAGAGGTACGACTGGTGGAACCCAGCCCCGCTCGCCACGTACTGCTTGAGGATTTGGATGGTCTCACGCTGGCCGAGGACGTCAGCGTAGGTGAGAGGACGGTGCTTCGTGTCGAGGGCCACGGGGTACCTTACGCCCCCCGTGGCACGGGCTCAGAGCATGGTGTCTACGATGCTCATGCACAGGTGGTCGAGCATCTTGGTGTTCGGACTGTGTGGGAGCTCTGATCTCTCGTAGAGGGCGCTCATCTCCTTGTCCTGTGTGTCGGCCCACTCCACCAGGGACTCGTACGACCAGGACCCGGCACGGATGGCCAGGAGCTCATCGGCGTCGGGGCGGCGGACGATGACTTTGCCCGTGGTGAGGATCTCCCGGCACATTCTCAAGAGACGTACAAGGTGCATCGCGTGCTTGGTGTTCCCCTGGATGGCGACTTGGCCTCCACGACGGGTGACCAGGATCTCGTTCGGGACGGTGAAACACACGATGCGACCCCCCTGAACATCCTCCACCGTGACATGGTTAGACCCTTCCTCCCGGAAGCACGCCGTCACGGCCTCTCGACGTTGTCCCACGTACACCTGATACATGGGGGTGGCGTCAGCATCCCCGTAGGGTCCCCACACCTGGGACACAATCCCGGCTGACACACACATGGCCTGCACGTCATCTGCGAGGCGTTTGGAAGACGTGTGGTAGATACGGCTATGGGGCCTGTTCGAGCCGTCCCCCGCAACCATCACATCCAGGAGAAAATCTACTTGACGGGCCGACAGTTGGACGGCCCACGGGGGGAGATGTTTGGTTTCGGACCCGGAACCACACCATGTCACTACGTCCCCGGCCCACTGCCGGTCCGCTACCGTCCAAACCCTCTCTTCACATGGGGTGGTTCGGGACTCCTCGTCCCGAAGGTACGAAAACCGACGGACCCTCGCCGGATACCGGGACATGAAACCGTCCATGTGCGGCTCCAAGCGGCCCCCGGCCTTTTGGGAAATCCGAAGCACGGAAGGGGTGCCGTCCGTCAGGGATTTGCCCACGCACCCTTCGGAGACATAGCACCCCATGAGGGTCAAGAGGTCATCGGGGATGGGGTAGTCGGTGTGCCGGGGGGTGCCAGTGACCCGGACATGGAAATACGACGGACGACCCTCCAACAAGTCCCCCATGGGCCGGATGGTCCATTCAGCCGACCCTGGGGTGTAGGCCGTGCTGAACCCGTTGTTTTCCGTCCGGTGAACCCGTGACACCCACATCCGGTGGTTCATGGTCACGGCGCAGTTGCTGTGTTGGGGGTGGAGGAACACGACCGGGCCAGTGTGGGATTTGGCCACGCGGTCTGTGAATGCTTGATATTCGATGTGCCCCGTGGATTGGTTCAGCGTGGCGAGAGTGTCCCCGTCCACGACCTCGTCGTACCGGAGCCACCCCCGGTTGGTAAGGAACTCTGTATCGTCGAGGTAGCAGTCGTAGCCGAACTGGGCCTCGATGGCCGCACGCGCCGGGTTGCGGGACTTGAGCCACGTCTGGTAGCTGTCCCAATCCTGCTTCTTGGCCCGGTACGCCTTCTCCTGGACGAGCAACGCGATGAGGTTGTCGTCCATCCCCAGAGACTTGGCCGTGTTGGCGAACACGTCCTCGCTGGACACCTTCATCCGGGCGAGGAAGTCCGTCATGCGGTTTCGCAGCGCGATGCTCTGCGACGCATCGAGCGAGGTCCAGTCCAGGTCGTGCCACGTCTCCACCTCACGAACGACCATGGCCATGGCCACCGAGAGGTTCTCCCGCTGTGGCCCGGTCATCTCGTTCTCGGGACGCAGGCCGAAGTCCTCCCGGCGAGGGGGTGCCAGGGGCGGGCTCTTGAGCCAACGGTAATGCGATTGGATGCGGCGGAGTTGAGCAATGGCATACCCGGAGAAGGTGTGCCGGGCCTTCTTCGACAGGAACATGTCGCGGGCGTCCACCAACATCCGACCCGCGTGGGTCATCATGACGTGGTTGCTGGGGTCCGTCCACAGCACCTCGATGAGGTTGGGGTTGCAGTCACGGGCCAACGCCATGAACTTCCGCACATCGTAGATGACAAGGTCGTCGGGAGAACCCGACTCGGCCTGCTCGAACTTCTGGGTGAACCCGGTGAAGTAGACGCGGGGGGGGATCGCGACGCCCTTGTAGTCGGTGTCCGAGGTGGGGAGGTTGGTGCCGTAGGCCCGCGAGCCGTGCTGGGTGAGGAAGATGGTCCGGTCCTTCAACCAGGGCAGGTTCACAAACTTGGTGAGGTCGGGGCAGGGGAGAGGGTCCATGCCCGTATTACGCCCTCAGAGGAACACGACCCCGGTGTTCATGCTCACCGTGACCGGGCGGATCTCGAAATCCTCGGCCTTCGGGGCATCCCCATCCCTCTTCTGGTCGTTGGTGCACCAGTAGGCGATGGTCTCGACGGCTTCGGACTCCTCGGCGTAGATGGCGGGACCACCCCGGGTCTCCAGCACCACATCACGGTCGTCCCGGCGGACGATGGCCCTGCCCTCGACAGGAGTGGCCACCTTCTGCTCGATGCTCTCAGTGAACTCCCGGAGAGCCGGGATCACCCTGGAGAGAGCAATGCTCATGTCACGGTCGTGACGGAACTGGGAACGACGCCGGGCTTCCTTGTGGGCCTCATCGTGGTCAGAAGGGTCTCCCAACGAGTGGAACATGCTGGTGACGTTGTAAGACCACAGGGCGTGCTCCAAGGCCACCCCCACGGTCTCGCGGCGATGCTCTGGGGTCAGCTTCGCGGGCACGTCCATCCACGACGCCCACCGACGGTCCTTCACGACGTTCCACACCTGGACCAACAGGTACAAGGGGTCCGTCAGGGTGTCCTTGGTGGGCACGAAATCGGGCTCAAACCAATCCATGAACCCATCGTGGCTCTTCATGAGCCCGATGATCTTGGCGAAGTCCTCCATCGACGCCCAGCCACCATCTGCCAGGAGTTGCATGAGGTTGTCCCGGATGGCGCTGATGATCCCACAACACGACCCCAACCACTGCCCATCACGGTGGATGACACCCACCCACTGGGCTGGCGTCCACGGGATGCAGACTTTGTCCACGTAGCGGGCCCGGCTCGGGCCCCACTGCATCTGGTAGGTCACCCCAAGGGCGTCCAGTTCAGGAAGGGGGCCAGCCATGGGCTCGTTGTCGGAGGTCTTCGAGGGGCTCTTCATGGAGGCCACAGAATCAGGGCGTTCTTCATCCATATCTGTATTACGCTCGTCCTCTACTTGTCACGGTGCACATCGGTCAAAGTAACATGCTGGTATTCGGCCTCGATGATGTCTCCCTTGGGGATCGACCCGATGGACGTGATGACGCTGGCGACTGGCGGGGGCAACAGGTAGCTCTGCCCCTGGACATCCACCGTCACCGCTGGTAGGCCATTCCTGGTGTGCTCGCTCACCATCTGCCCAAGCCACCGGACGAAGTCCACGACCTCCATCCGATTGGCGCTCACCTGTGCCTTCAAGTCCTCATTCTCCTGTTCCAGCCTCTCCACACGAGCATCCAGGGACTCCACTTGGCCCTCTACAGTCCCGACCCGCCCCGTGACATCCCGAATCCTCTGCTTGGATTCTGCCACAGCACCGTTCACGTCTCCGATGTAAACGGGGCAGAGGAGGGGGGCCAAGCTGGAAATGGTCTTACCGCTAGCATCTCGGTAGTGATAGAGTCGGGACTTCTTCCCCGTCTGTTTACCCGAGGGGTCTTCCATGTCGGCCCGGATGATCCCAGGGGTCTCCGTCACCCCGCAGACCAGACAGTCCCGCTCTTGAGATGCCTCCCATGAACAGGCACGGCCCCATTTGTGAGGCTTCTTGGATGCTTCGGGGTCGGTGGGGGCAGGGATCTGGCGAGAACTTGGCAAGAGGCCCATGCCGAAACCCTACACGGAGTTGACCTGGACATGGGGGTTCCTCTCCAGGGTGCCCTGCACTGACCCACACTTTGCCATTGTGCAGGTAAGCGACCTTCGCTGTCAGCACTGGCATCCCCGTGAGGGCGTAGCGGAAGGTGCCGCTCTCGTAGGGGTTGTAGGTCACCTCCAAGGTGCACTCCCCCACGACTCCACCATAGGCCACCAAGGTGCCGCGCACCACAGCATGGACGTTCTTTCTACGCTCCCGCAGAACCCGCTGGCGACCCGCCTCCGAGACACGGAAGGTGACATCCCCCAGGGTCACCGTCTCACAATGGGATTGCACCCGACCACGGTGTCGCACCGACCAACACTTGCGATGGAGGTTCCGGTACACGTCCACCACCTGTCCATGCAGGTCCATGGACCAAGGTACCAAATGAGAACGGCGGGAGCCCGTGAGAGCTCCCGCCGTGGTTCGGGGTGAAGGAATCGGACCTTCGCAGCGGGGGCCAAAGTCCCGCGTCCTGCCACTAGACGAACCCCGAGTAGGGTTCGGGCGTAGGGATTTGAACCCCAATTTCGAGAGTCAGAGTCTCTTGTCCTGCCAATTGGACGACGCCCGAGCACAAACGCAACGATTGCCCCAGCAACGGAGCCCTCCGCAGAGGGCCACCCGTCACCAGGGCATCACTGTTGCTGTTGGCAAGGAGCCAGGGAATCGAACCCTGCGGACTGGTTTTGGAGACCTGTCCCGTCACCAGAACGCCCCTTGTAGGGGGAGCGATCAGATGAGGTACGCCAGTTCTCTCGGTCGGTTCTGGCGTTGGAGTTCATGACAGTCTCACTACGAATCGGGGCGAGGACGGAGGGAATCGAACCCCCAACCATCAAGCTAACAGTTTGACGCTCTGCCATTGAGCTACATCCCCGTGAACAGACCAGTCGCCGTGCGCTCGGCACGGCGGTCATATTCAAGGGATGGAGCACCGTGGCGGAATCGAACCGCCTCTGGCGATGAGGCCGCCGGGGTTGCAACCCGGACCCTTCCCATTCAGGTGAAACGGCGCAGACGGGGCTCGAACCCGCAACATCCGACTTGGTCCCGACTTGCAGGGTGTCGGGCAACCTTTGAGAGCGGGTGGCCGGGCTCGAACCGGCGACAATCAGTTTGGAAAACTGGAGCTCTACCAACTGAGCTACACCCGCAGAGAGACCTTCACCCACGGCGATGACCGTAGGGGCACGCCCTCGTGACGTGGAGCGGGGGACGGGACTCGAACCCGCAGCCTTCGACTTGGCAGAACGACGCACCACCATTGTGCTACCCCCGCAGGAGAGACTCGCTGCCGTCGTCAGAGCGACGGCGCAAGTACCCTTGGTACCGGGAGCGAGGAACGAACTCGCGACCTGCCCCTTATCGAGGGGCTGCTCTACCACTGAGCTATCCCGGCGTGCATACACGGTCGCCACGGTCGATGCCGTGGCGTCGGTAATGCTTCGGGTGTAGGTCAGGGGGCGCATGGTCGTGGTCTCGGTGAGGGATCTTCGTGTGTGGAGCCGGTGATAGGAGTTGAACCTACAACATCCAGTTTACAAAACTGGCGCTCTGCCATTGAGCTACACCGGCATGGTGAGTCTTGTTGCCGGTGAACCCTTGTCAGAGGCTCATCCGGCGGTTGGCGTCCGGGTGGTTGTCGTGGTCTTCATGGTGGTCTTGGACGCGGGAGTAGGATTTGAACCTACGTCATCAAGGTTATGAGCCTTGCGAGCTACCGGGCTGCTCCATCCCGCATTGGGTCGTGGCAGGAACAGTCCTACCACGAGGTCTGCATAAGGCAAGGGCAAAAAAGGAGGTGCTAGATTTTCTGTCGCAAAGGCAGGGATCGAACCTGCGACACCAGGATTATGATTCCCGTACTCTACCAACTGAGCTACTTTGCGGTGGACGCGACAGGAGTCGAACCTGCAATCCCCTCGATGCAAACGAGGTGCATTCCCATTTTGCTACGCGCCCCCTTGGTTGCGTTCGTGGTACCGCTTCAACCTCAAGGTTCTACCCCGACCTAGATTCTTGCCCATATAGGTTGGGAGTTGGGCATCACAGTTCGGACAAATCAGTCTGAGGTTCTCCCGCTCGTTGTTGTCACTATTACCGTCAATGTGGTCCATGACGACAGGTGTTGGTTTGCCCATCCACTCCGTGATCCCACAGATCCTACATTGCCGTCCCTCCTCTCGCAGAAGCTGGGATCTTCTTGTTCGGTGGCTTACACCTGCGCTTGCTACAGCCTTGAGGTGGCTCGCCACCCCACAGCACTTGCTGGAACAGAACCGACCTCGCCGGTTCTTGAGTACCTCGAACTCGACTCCGCAGGCCTCGCATTTCGTCGTAACCATGCACGAACAATAGACGGCAGGAGAGTGGGTGTCAAGAGGCAGGCGCTCTCCCGACTGAGCTACAAGCCCGAGATGGGTGTCTTACGCCCATGGGGTGGGGGGTGTCAACAGAAAATGAACTGGGACCAACACATTGAACCCAGCAAGGGGGCCTTACCTGAGAACGACGCGGAGAGCACCCTGGTCTCGCAAGTAGGACGCGAGGTGGTCAAGGTAGTCCGGGTGGCAAGCCTTGACCACGATCTGCTCAGCAACGTCGGGGCCCTCCACCCTCCAGTACATCAGGCCCACGGTCTGGTGGCGCTTCACCATCTCGGGGAGGTACGGCTCGAAGGTCTCAAAGACCAAGGAGCCCGGCTCCCCCGACACCCGGAGGAGGAGGGTGTCCTCGCAATCGTAGGCTTCAAGGATCATCGGATGACCTGGGACTTGTCCCACCAATGACCGTCAACAGGTCCGCGGCACGCTGAAGGAAACGGGCTTCCACCACCTCCCAGGTGTTGGGGACCAGAACCTCACCCAGTGCCTGCACATCAGGGTCTCCCTCGGCCCATCGAGAAGGGGGACGACCCAGGAGATCCCGTGCCTCGGTCAACAAGAGCACCCTGTCGGCCCGCTTGACCTCGGGGTGGTGCCAGAACTCCTGTGGGAGGTTGAACCTCTCCCGGATCGCCTCCATCACCTTGGCCTCAATCTCCTTGTAGCCCGTGAGGTAGGGCTTCAGGGGAGTGGGGACATCGACGCAGTACGCCTCGCTCCCGTCGTGGAGGAGCCCACAGAGCGCGAGCAAAGGGTCTCCCGTCCTGACGAACACCTCGTCGGACACCCGGAGGGAGTGGTCTCCCACGCTGTAGGGAACCCGGGTGTGGCCAGCGAAACGGTTCTGAAGAGCAAGGGCGTGGGCGATGTCCTCCAAGAACACCTCTTCGGGCCTGGGGTCCAAGGGCCAGAACGCTTTCCCCGTGAAAGTTTGGAGCCAAGAGCCGCCACGTTCCATTTTAGGACCTTTCCTCGCGGAGATATTTCACTGCGATGCCCAGACCTTGATCAGGCCTTGGTCACGAAAGTGTAGAAGGTCTCTGCGAGTGCCAGGATGGCCTCCGTGGTGGGGGGCTCGGGGAGCACCGGGGCGCGCTGTTCGTGGTCTGCGGAGGAGAACTCCGCGTCGCACCGCTTCTCCCACTGAAGGTGAAGCTGGTCGCGGGCGGCGGTGAGGAGGTCGTGACGGAGGTTGAGTTGGTAGCCCGGTTCGATGATGTGGCCCATGGCCCTACTCTACCGGGCGCAGTCCCTTGAGGGTGAACCCACCAGCACGAGTCCACTCGGCGTTCCAGTGCTGGCCCACGTCGAACCGTTCGTAGGTGCTGAACGGGTAATCCCGCACCCAAACTCGGTGAGATCGGGTGTCCGTGAACTGGACCGAGTACAACTCGGTGGCCACGATGCGCTGCAACGGACCCTGTGCGCTAAGGTCGGGCCACACAGCACCGTGCCCGTTCCCTCGTGCCGCAGCCTCTGAAATCTGGTCCCACCGATAGTAGTGGTACGAGCACCACTCGGCGTACACCGGGCACTGGTCGTAGCAGGTACTGCACTCCCTCCGGGAGCACGTTGAACACGACCGGGGGGTCCTGCATGTCGAGCACGACCGTGTCGGTGAACACCGCTCGCTACAGGTGGCCGACCCGTTGCTGTTGGACGAGCATGTGGTTGAACAGTTGTTGGTGGTGGTGCAGTTGCACTCGTAGGAATCCCCCCCGGTGCAGTTGCACTCGTAGTTCACGTCCCGACAGTCACACTCGTGGGGGTTACAGTTTTCGGTCCCGTTCTGGCGAGTCTCGCAGTGGTCCCACGAGTACACCTCACCAGGGGCTTGAGAGCGCCATCCCTCCCCTGCGTAGCTGTGGCGCTCCTGGAGTACCTTCTCCCGGTTCCACGTCATCGTGCCCACGCTGACGACCGTGGTGTTGGGCGTGAACAGCCACACCAACAGCCACACGAAGAGGGCCGCACCCCCCACCCCGAGGATGACCTTGAACACGAGCTCCGAGTCAAGGGTGGAGAGCCACGACGGCGTCACCGGCTCCAACAAGACAGACTCCCTGTAGGGGGCCTTCGCCTTGGGGGGCGGGGGGGCAACAGCGGGCTGGGGGCTTCGGGCGCGTAGACAACTTGCATGATGGAGGTCACTTCTCTTGGTCTGTGGGTTCTGAACAGTTACTGTTACAAGGTCCCGGAACTGATCTCGGCCTCGTAGGACTCCTCGCCGTGATCGGGGACCACCTTGTAGAGCCCAGTCTCTTGGGCGATCACCCAGGCGAACGCTCGCAGCCCCGCACGGGCATGGATGGCCGCGTCCCCGAGGGCGATGCCCTCCAGGTAGATGCGCTCGGTGTCCCGGATGAGGTACCCGACGGTGAGCACCCATGCGGCACCCTTCCGCATCCGGTTGATATGCTCCACGGTGACCTTGTCCTTGTCACGCTGGTTGTATGCGTGGCGGTAGGCCGACTCGGGGATGCGGGTCGCGAGGGTGGCGTCGCTGGTCTCACGAATCTCGCAGTCCTCGATCATGAGGTCTGCGATGTGGTTCGTGGCCTCGGTCCACCACACCTCGTCCTGCGGACGGAGCTTGGCGCGGTCGAAAAGCTCCTCCCCACCCCGGCTGAGCTCACGGACGCGCTCGGCCATCTCTCGGGTGGAGAGGTTGTGACGGTAGGTGCTTTGGAGGTGCATGGTGGTACCTACGCCTGTTTCAGACGGGGAAGCCCTTGAGGGCCGACGTGAGGAGGTTATTGTACTCGGTGTGATACTGGGCCAGGGCCTTCTCCCCTTCCTCGATGCGGGCGTTGGTGTCCACCTGATCCTTCAGGAGCTCCGCGAGCCGTCCTGTGAGCCGAGACTCCTCCTGGGCGAAGTCCTTCCGCAGACGAGCGAGGGCCTTCTCGGTGTCGGCCACCTCGGCGTTGATCCCCTCGGGGTCGAGGTCGCCACGCTCGTCATTCCAGCGACCGTCGAGCTCCTCACGGAGCGACTCCAGAGCCTTCTGCTGGTCGTGGATCTTGGCCGCGATCTCCAGGGACTTGGAGATGAGGTCGTCGGTGGGCTTGTGCTGGAGGGGCTTCTTCGTGGCGCTCATGTTTGTATTACGCCCATGAACGCCCTTGGCCTACTCGTAATCGCGGGCCTTGCTGTCCGAGAACTCCACGATCCGACGGCACCACTGAACGAGCTCCGCATCCGAGAGGGACTGCTTCATGAAGTTCACCGTCCGATGAACCCACTGAACATTGCCCTCTGTGTACCCCCCGGTGCTGTCAATACGGTCAAGGCTAGCCATCCCGTAGTCATCCTTGAAGGTCCCAAGGTCAATAGGCATCCCGGTCAGAGCACACGTCCCGCCCTGCTTTTTTCTCCGGGTCCTTGGTGAACTGCCCCAGGAGGACCTTGAGGCTCGCATACCACTCGGGGTGATGTTGGGGTCCGCCATCTGAGCTCGGATCTCCACCACCAGGACGGACTTGATCTCAGACTTGGTCGGGGGATGGGGAAGCGGGGCGGGATCACTCATGAGGGCTACTATGCCCGGTGCGGTGACGGAGAAGGGAGTTGAACCCTCAGGACCGGCATTTTGAGTGCCAGATGTCTGCCGATTGCATCACTCCGTCGAACGAACGATCTTCTTGACCATCACACTGGAGATCCCGAACTCCTCCCCCACGTTGGTAGCGACCCCGACCTCCGCATACCGCAAACGCACCGCGTCATAGTCCACCTTCCGACGGTCTGGTCTCGGACCCCGGTGAGGGCCACGGGGGACACTGACTTTGCGAGGCACCTTGGAGTTCAGACGGCCAAAGTTGTCCGTCTGGGTGTGGCAGTTGGGACAGATGAACCTGAGGTTCTCCCTCACGTTGTTGACCGGGTTCCCGTCGATGTGATCCACCTGGAGACAGAGGGGCTTCCCGTTCCACACAGGGATCTGGCTGCATTCCTTGCAGACATACTGGACACCCGACTCGATCAGAGCCCTCCGCAGTCTGGAGGGAGAGTCCCTCCTCCCATTGTAGGGGTCGTTGACCAGAACACCTTCCCACGGAGTCCGCCATGGGCTCTGTGTTCCTCGAAGGTAGCCCTGGCCCTTGAAGTGAGACGTGTCTAGGCCGAACCCGGTGATGACCATGGAGATGTGAGAGTGATTTCCACCAGCGAGCTTCAACCCCAGCCCCTTCATGACCTGAGTCACGCTGGTGCTGGACTTGACCAGAGGTTCAAGAACCTCGCGGGTGTACTTGGTAGTCATACTACGTGTGCTCGATAGTGAGTCTACCGATCGGTCCAAGGAAGGGGATTTGAACCCCTATCCCCTTTCGGGGCCACGGCCCTCAACCGTGTGCGTATGCCAGTTCCGCCATCCTTGGATGGGGTGTCCGTGAGTGGAGTTGAACCACCAACCACTTGCTTCTGAGGCAAGCCGCGCTGCCAGTTAGCGTACACGGACGCAGGAAACCATCGAAGGTTGGGACCTTCGGCTCTGCTTCCGGGCTAGGACGGTCTACGCGAGCACGCAGACCGCCATCCCGGCACTGGGAAGCTGCAATAGCTCCAGGGAAATGTTGGCGGTCTTGGCGGTCTTGGTGGCAGCGAAATTCATGGTGGGAGGGAGTCTAGGACGAGATTGTAGTGGAGTCAACAGAAATCGCACACAAGGGTCGCCGGGGAGTCCAGAGACCGAGCTTCTTCAGGTGCTTCTTCACTGCTACGTCAGAGACACCAAGTTCAGCACCGATACCCACCATAGGGACACCCTCTGCCAATCTGGCCAAGAGAACATCAGGGGCAGGCCAGTCGATCTTGGTGCTGGCCCCCTTTCGACGGGCACGGGCGCAGGATCTACACCGGGCGCTGTCTTTGTGTGTGGGTGCCCCACACTGACAGTGGTGGACCTTCTTGTTCCGTTTCCCACCAAACGTGGGTGTTTGACTGTGACAGTTAGGACAAATGAGACGAAGGTTGTCGAGAGTGTTGTTCGACCCATCCCCATCGACATGGTCCAGTTGAAGGGACAAAGGCTTGCCCTGCCACACGGGTCCGTTCCCACAAACAGCACATTTCTCCTCAACGAGGTGATCTCGAAGGAGGCGGTACTTCAGGTATCCGCGCTTCCTGGCGGAACCCTGAACGAACAGGGATTCGGTGGTAGGGGACAGAGCGGAGGGGAACTTCCCAATCGGATGGGTCCCACCTACCCAGTGGGTGGTGTCCAGCCCCATCTCTTGGACCCGCGTGTTGATCGCCCGGTAGTAGTACCCCTGCTCTGTGCGGAGCCCCAACTCCCGAAGAATGTCCGCGCGAGTGATGTGCTTTGCCACCAGAGCACTGAACTCTGCGTCGCTGCACGAGAAAACCTTGCATCGAACTGACATACCTACTGTACCCGATAGGGCAGGTAGTGGTTCAGTTTGGTACGGGCGGCTGGGATCGAACCAGCGACATTCAGTGTGTAAGACTGACGTGCAACCGCTACACTACGCCCGCATTGGCGAAGGCTTGCTGCCGTCCAACCTGGACGGCGGGCCGCACGACGACGTGGGGGATGCTCTTGGAGGGGGGGATCATGGTGCGGCCAGAGGGAGTTGAACCCTCAACCTTCGGGGTAAAAGCCCGCTGCTCTGCCGATTGAGCTACGACCGCATGGCGCCGAGACGGCGTCTGTTTGGTCTTGCTGTCGGGAGAGGTAAACATAGCGACGCTCTACTTACAACTGCCGAGAGGAGGGTGCAACCGAAATCGACACGAGGACAGAAATCTGTCCTGGGGGTTGCCCGCTCCGGGTCAGAAGTCCCCAGGACTCCCGCCCCAGTACCGGACCGCGAACTCCACAAAGCCATTCGCCAACGCGTGGGTGAACTCATCACCACGACGGGTGATCACGTCCATCACCCCCCCGGTGATGTTCACCTCGATGTACCGCTCCCGGTCGTCATCGACGGCGTTCAACCACTCATTGCCGGGGAACCCGGAGGCGATGGAGGAGGTCTTCCCCACCAGCTTCACGCTGACCAGCGTGGGGTGATGGCGGGTGAGTACCCCAGCCTCGGTGACATACGCCCGGAGGGCGGTCTCCACGTCCTCGATGGAGGGACAGGGATGTTCCTTGGTGAATGTGATGAAGCGGTCCGTGCCCATGTGGCACGTTACGCTGAATGGCTTCCACAGAGGGACTTGAACCCCCGACCTGCCGCTTAGGAAGCGGCTGCTCTATCCAACTGAGCTACGTGGAATCGGTGGAAGAAGAGGGAATCGAACCCCCAAGGCTGTTACGCTCGACGGTTTTCAAGGCCGCTGCCGTCGCCAATCGGCTTGTTCTTCCACGTAAGAAACGAAGGGGTCTAACCCTGTCCCAACTTGTAGGGTGCTGGGCAACCTTTACAGATCAAGTTCTGAACTCGACTGCCATGTGCATCTCCATCTAAGGTCAGGGAGGCTGGGATCGAACCAGCGACCTTCGGTACCCAAAACCGACGCCATACCACTTGGCTACACCCTGATGTGAAAACTGAGAGTGGAAGATGATGGGGTCGAACCATCAAGGGATTTCTCCTCGCCGGTTTTCGAGGCCGGTGCCATCGCCTGCTGTTGGCTTGATCTTCCTGAAACACGGCTTCCCAGGAGGGACTCGAACCCCCGACCTCGACGTCCGTAGCGTCGCGCTCTGATCCAACTGAGCTACTGAGAATCACTGAGCGGAGGAGGGCGGGGTCGAACCGCCAAGACCGTGAAGTTCGCCCACTTTCCAAGCGGGTCCCGTTGCCAGCTATCGGGTAACTCCTCCAGAACCTCGAACCCTTTCAGTCAGCGTGATCCGATTTGAACGGACGACCCCTTGCATCCCGAGCAAGTGCTCTACCAGACTGAGCCACACGCTGATGTCCCTGGTCTAGTCTAGGCTGGGTGGATCGAACACCCGTAGTCTCGGTCCCGAACCGAGTGCCTAACCTCTCGGCCAAGCCTAGATGACCTACCTACCATCACGAGTGACTGGAACCCCCCAGGGAGGGTCAGTCACCCGCAGATAGGGGACGGGCGCCGTGGTGATCGGCGGCGGGATGACGAGCATCGCGACACCGAACTGGACGGGCGCGACGAAGCCGAGTGGCTGGTCGTGATGCGGTCCATGTTGGTGTCGGTGATGCCCATTGTCGTCCCTGTGTTCTGTGAGGAGTCTCTGACTTAGTGCGAGCGGCAGGAATCGAACCTGCAACCGCCGAGTTAGAAGCTCGGCGCTCTGTCCCTTGAGCTACGCCCGCATGAATGAATCATGCGAGGTGCGTCAGGGTCTAAGGGTGCGGGCGGTCGGCATCGAACCGACGACCTGAGGAGTAAGAGTCCACTGCTCTGCCATCTGAGCTACGCCCGCAACGGAAACTTGCTGCCGTGCGCGAGGCACGGCGGTCCGCTTGAGCGTGGTGCGGGAGAACGGGGTCGAACCGTTGACACCTGGGGTTTCAAGCCAGTGCTCTACCACCTGAGCTACTCCCGCGCACGAAACGAGGAGGCCGCTGGTAAAGCGGTCGCGGATGCCTGTGCTGGTGGGAGGGTGGTACATGGAGGTCGAACTCTAGGTGATGTGTACGAGGGAGTCAACAGCAAAAGTCACCGAGGGGTGATTTTCGTTGCTGTAGGGGTCTTACGCTCGGTCAGGGTTCTTGGCCAGGAAATTCTCCTTGAATCGACGGTACTCACCTAACCCCCGAAGATACTGCCGGAGAGAAGCAGCGTCGCTGTTGTCCCGTGACGCTTCATCCTCGGCTTCGGTGTCCAGCAAGAACTCCTTCTGGCCATCGGTCAGGGCGTCCCCCTCTTCCACATGCCCGTAGCTCTTGTCA